AGATCTGTTTCGTCAGCTTTTGATTTGTTCTCTCTAACTGTTCCGAAAGCTCATCAAAGAGATTACGCTTGCGGGCAGGCACTTCGACATAATGTGTCTCGAACAAATCTTTCATGCCGCGCATAAAGGACTCGGTAATTTCAACCTTTAGTCCGTTCTCGATGGCCAATCGGTTCTCTTTAATGAACTCCTCAGCCACGTATGTCAGGTACTGGTCGATTTTCCGAACCATGTCTTCGCGGAGCTTCGTACGGAACCGCTTACGGGACCTAATCTCGTTCTCGGAAATAATTTTAAGATTATCTTTTACTCCCGCGAGCACGGCAGTGTTGAATGCCTCTTCGGCCTTCCGTTTGAATGCGGGTGAAAGATCATGACCCTCGAAGAGATTACCTACGTTGTAACGCGTCTTCAGGCTTTCTTTGCGCAGGCGCTTGATTTGCTCCTTGACGTCTTTCCGATCTTCCTCGTCATCGTCATCACCGTCGTCTACGTAGGTGTAACCATGGTCATCGTCGTCTTCTGTGGACTCGACGCGTACTTCGGGTTTCTCGTATTCATGTCCTGGCTCTTCAGGCCAATCTTCGTCGGGTTCAGGCTCATCACCGGCTTCGCGTTCGACGGGCATTTCATCGCCCTCGAAATCCTCGTACCGGGCACGCCTTGAAAGCCGGCTGGAATAGGCCGCTTCTTTTACATCTTCATCTTCATCGTCATCATCATGATCGCGGTGTTCTTCATCATCTTCTTCGTCTTCGCGAATCGGCCGCCTGCGGGAGTAATAAGACTCCTCCTGGGCATATTCATCCTGGGTCTCGCCGTCTTCATCGTCGTGGTCGTGATGATCATCGTCTTCATCTTCCTCACGAACGAAACGAGGATAGCGGTATCCCCTCGACTCAGACTTCATGTCTTCATCGTCGTCCTTTTCGTCTTTATCGCAGTCCTCTTCCTCACGGATTCGAGCAGCGATTTCTTTTACGACGGAGGGTGAAAGTTTGGAGAGTTTCTCGGTGATAGCAAGAATGGCACCCGACTTCGTTTCGAGGCGAGTCATGGGTTTCTTGTTGAGTTCTTCGTCTTTGTCGATAGGGGTACCGAAGTCGTCACCGCCTTCAGGCTCGTCGTCATAAACATGAGGATCAACTTCATGACCCATATTCATATCGACGGGACGGAGCGCATCATCTTCCCTAAAATATTTCTTGCGGCGACCAGCCATTATCAAAAGTCCTTTGGTATTAAAAAGATTTACTTGTATTTATGCGGTACGTTATTTTCTACGTGCCGTGCGGTACATTAACCGCTCGAATGCTTCGAGTATTGTAGACTCGACCTGGCGTTTCGAAGCTCTTTTGATTCTACTTTTCTCGCGCATGAGAGTTTTTTCGCGCCAAACACCAGATTCCCATACCCATTGCTTATTCTCGACCAGTCCTTCGATAAAGCAATTGATACCACTCGGATCGTGGACAATATCTGCGGCTGTAGACAGCATGAAATCTTCATCGACATAGGTCTTGCCGGACTTCTCGGATAATGAGCCGACACCGCGAGAAGAGGCACCTAACTTGACACCCTCATCGATGAGAGAACGCGCAATCTTTCCCAGACCTTCGGGAATGACCTTGGCACGGCCAATGAAATCATTTCCGTTCTGCTTGAGGTCCGTTATTACGTGAGAAATCCGCTCCATCTGAATGGAAGGTGAATTGGGATGACCAAGCTCCCCGAGGGCACGGTTCTTCTGAACGTATTCTTTGTTGTATCGCCGCACTTCCTTTTCGAGGATCTTGCGTGGATAGATCCTACCATTCCGATTTTCATTTTCGGCCTGGAGGAAAATGCCCTGGATGTAGTAACCCTTAGGCTTAGAATCTGTGGCTTCTTCGACGATTGTTTCAACGTCTTGAATAGCTTCTCTTAGTAATAGTCCCATGTACTCTATCGTTTAAGTATAAAGTTTATCTAGTTCCAAAATGCATGTCCCCGCCCCAGTGATCGTAATGCTCACGTTTGCGGTGTAATAATCATTCAATTCTATGCCTTCGAGATACCACTCTCCGGCCGTGCTTGCTGGAAATGATAGGGCGGTGTTCCCCTGCGTAATTGATACGTTACCTGCCCATCTCAACCTCCGAATGGCCAAACCAGTGACGGTTTGCTCGACGGTGTTGGCTAGCTGGACAGTGTTTGCCGTGATCGTCTCAGATGCCGTGGAAAGCGTGACGCAATGTCCTGGTATGTTCTGGATCGCGGGCATTAATCGACGTTCCCTGGTGTACCCTGCGCGCGGGCGATTCTCCTCTGGGCGGCCCGCCTGGATAATCTCTGAGCGCGTTCCGCCCGCTTTCTATCCCCTCTGGCTAGCGCATTCTGAGCTGCTTTTTGCCACCGCGCCGAAGTGTCGATGCTCTCACCAAAGGTGGGATTAGCGGGTTCTGGAAACCCTACTTCGTCGTCGTCCTCGTCGTCGAAGAACGACCCATACTTCTCGCGGGCAACGGAGCTATTGAGATCGTCAAGATCTTCTAGCCCTTCCGTGTCCCGGTTTGCGAGGGTACTCATGCTCTTCTGCAAAGGATAATCGCCTGCCGAGCCTATCGGAGGAAAAGACCTCTGAGAGTGCATGGCGAGCGTCTCCACTCGATCCGGGCTCATCATCATCTCGGAGAAAATCCTCGTCCGGGTATTCTCGATGCCCGATGAGATCTTGGTACGAAGAACCCGGTCCATTAAGTGTTGGAACTGCGGGAGCTGCCCCTGCTCCAGCGACAGCAGCGCCGTTCGGATCAATCCCTTTTTGTTGGTCATCTAACGTTTCTTCTTCTACTTCTTTTTCGATCTGTTCGACTTCTTCTTCTGTCATCATGAGCAGATTTCTCTTTACCCATGCACGGGAGAAATATCCTCCTCCCACCATCGTTGTATATGGCTGAACGGCGGCAAGTAATGATACCCGGCCCGTCCACATGTCTATGTTCTTCAGCTCAGTGAAGAGATTGTCCTGAAGGAAGTCATATCGGATATCCTCGCGGATTGCGATGAACTCCTCACGAGACATGATCTGCTTCAGAACGAGTTGTATTTCTAAAGTCTTTTCAAGCAGCACCACGAACCTATTGCGCAGCCGCCTAATAAACTTATTGAACTTAACTTCATCTCGCGTAATTTCAGACGGCCGGCCCATATTAAAAGGACCAGAGTCTTCAATACGACTAATGGGTATATTTAGTGCTCGGTATAGTTTCTTCAGATGGTAGTCGACTTGGTTCATGTCGGTGAAGTCGGAACCACCACCACCGAGCGTGTCGATCTGAGTGCCTTTGCCTTCGCGTTGCGCCAGGAAGAAGTCCTGAAGCATAGTCATATGCATGCGTTCGTTGGTGACTTCGCCCGTCGTAGCGTCATAGGCCACTTTGTTTTTGTAACGCTCGGCTACTGTCTGTAGGTATTTTTCAGCCACGGCAGGGGGGAGGTTCGATACGTCAATGTAGAATATGCGCCGCTCGGGTGCTCTCGAATTATGAACAGCTATGCCGTTAGCAATGAAATTGTGTTTTTCATGCTCAACTTCGAGGTCATAAACATCCTCTTCGCCAGCGTTCTCGACGCCTGTGATGCGTTCGAATTTCTTTAATAAAGTTTTCGAAATATGAAGTTCATAAGAAGTCGTATCTGGCATTGAACGCCCTAGGGAAGTTCTAAAACCACCTTGACGCTGGCGTTCTCTGATATGACCGGAAGAATAACCAAGCCCTGTCCACAATTCCTTAATATCTTCAATAAGGGATTTGTTTGAACATGCTAGATCGGCTGCCCATTCTTTCTGAAAGAGAGGACCACGAATATGAGCATCAGCATCGCAATAACCAAGTACGAAAGCTTCTTTGATAGAGTCAGCGCTGTGAAAGACCCATTCGGGAACCCTTTTATTTTTTGCTCCAGATACAAAACCAAGTTTCACAAACACTTCTGCACCAAGTGTCGAAGACGTATTCCAATTGAGATATTTACGACTCTCATCCGTTGAATGATAACGTCGGCAATTACCAAAATATGTGATTAAGAGGTTAGCGTAAAACCTGTTTGTGTCTGCGTTAGTACCCTCAGCAAACGAAAGGCCATATTGTGAAACTGAGCCATCTCCGATCATAAACCCAAAAAGTCGAGCAAACTCCGGTGTAATATGCGAAGGGAGGTTTACATCATTTGTGTGCTTACCCGCATATTTTGCCTCCAATTTGACATTGGGGCAACCCAATTCCTGGAGTATTGGAAAGGCTTTGGACTCTTTGAGATATTGCAAACCATATAAGAAATTTCGAACCTGATTTAACGCAACACCGGTTTTCTCTTTAAGATGTAGAATTTCTCCATAGGCTCTTCGGAGAGGAGAAAGCTCTTTTGGATTCGTAATTTTAACTGCCATTTCACGCGGCATTGGCATTTCAGGATAAAATCCTGTGTCTACAGGTTTTATATACACAAAAGAATGTTGCTTTGGCTTGATGTCTTTGATTTCAATATATTCGACTACATTGGTTTGGTTATCGAAAACAAGAATCGGATGATTATCTGAGCCTGTAACTGAAAAATGAGTCGACTTAACGGAAAAGACGGGTTTGGTCCCTGTCTTCCATGATTTTGTTACGAGAGTCGGTATAAGCTCGTGTCCATCAGTCGAAAAGACAACGTCTCCTTCGAGAATATCTTTGATAAATTTGTAACCTCCGGGCGTCTTGACACGAGTATCACCGACAAGACACAACTTATAAATGATAAAGGCATCTTCCAGCATCCGAAGCAGATTAAAGGGCTTCAACGCCTTATGAAGATGCGAGTAGACGATACCTGTTTTGTGGTCGAGCAAACCTGAATGAGCATAGGCAACTGAATCTGGGGCGACCTTTAAACCAGAGGCCGTCATGTTGTTTATGCCGGATTCGTTATAGTAAAAGTATTCGTCGTATTCGGGCTGGACGTACTGTCGGGCGTCAATTAGCTTCTGGACCTGTGCCTTTTCGGCTTCGGTCTTTGGCATCTTTGGCTCGATGACCTTCTTGATCATTCGAGGATCGATGTATCTAACTTCTTGAATTCCCAATTGTGTATTGTTGGGATCCACCATCAAGTGATAGTAGATGCGCCCATCGACGTAAAAGCGCTTGGCAATGTCGTATCCAGATTTCTTGAAGTGGAAGAGTTTGAGGACTCCATCCCATTCTTCCTGGATCGCCTTTTTGGTGCTCTCTTTGAGATTAACTTGATCGAGAACAAGCTGAACGGGATTGTTTTCTTCGTCGACAACCACGAGTTCGTTGATGATCTCGTCGATGGCATTCTCGACCTCTGCAAAAGCTTCCAACTCCCGGTACTTATCAATGAGTGCGACCTCATTCGAATAAGCCGAAGCCGACTTGCTTAGATCAAGAACAGTGGAATAGAAAAGCCCACCAGAATAGCGGGTAAAGATCGCGCCGTCGTTGTTCTCGGGGGGAGCGAACGTAGGAAGGTGCTTACGCTCCTTCCGTTTGATTTCAATACCAAAAGATCGTTGAAAGTGTTCGTAGACGGTGAGGAGGGAGGGTTTCCCGTCCATAAATTATGATCCGATTGTGCCGGGATCCGCAGCGTTGCCTGAATACCCATTTGAAATTTCAAAGTAGTCGTAGCGGAACGTAGCTCCGTACTCCATGATATTGTCAGTATCCCAGCTCAGATTAATTGATGCGACTGTTACCGGCCATAGACCGTAGAGGGTATATTCGCGCGATACGTTGCCAAGCTTGTCCAAACACTGAACCTGTGCCACGGATTTGTAGGCAGAATCGGCTTCGGTCGTGAATCCACGAACGTTTTGTTCCTGGAGATTGATCCAGTTTTGCCACGATTCCAGGGCGTTCCGAACCAACAGGTTCGAGTCCTCAATGATCGTGATGTTCCATGAATCAGGTTGGCGGACACCTGCGTAGTAGATTTGTCTCCCCATAAAGGAGACTTTTAGTTCCTCCGTCTGCCAGACCGGAAGATCGGCGGCTTTCGCGCGGAAGGGGATAACGTTGTCCTGGGAACCATCTACAGGATTAGTTATCTGCACCTGAAATAGGTTAAGCCTTGCACCGCCTCCGGAAAATTGCGAGGTGAATGAATGGATATCTACAGGCATTGAGCGTTACCGATTGTTTAGTATTCTTTTGCATATTTATGTAACTTGTGAGTTTTGGTGTTGAATCTGCTGGACTTGTATTCCAAATTGCGGAAGCATCGTTGAATCGACAAAACAGGGGCAAATCGCATGAATGAATGTTTGACGGCCGCGGTGGATGAGCTAGCACGCCACGGGATTACCCGTTATGCGACCGAGCGCGGCGGTAAGCATCTGAAAGTAAAGTGGTTTCATCACGGGCAGGAGCGAATACACACGGTCGCGCTCACCTCATCCGATTGGCGAGCTGCCTTAAATGTCCGATCACAGGTTCGGAACACATTAAAGGCTGATGGTCTGTCACCCCTAAAGCCACTTCCGAAGCAGGAACGTCATAGAAAACAAGAGGATACGCCTCTTAGTCGGCTTGAACGCCAAGTCGATATTTTGCAATCAGAAGTCGAGACTGTATCCGAACTTCTCTTAGACACTGTTCCCAAACTTGAGAAAATAGAAAAGATAGGAACACCCACGGATGATGTTCCATTTTTTCGCTTACGTGTTGATTTGCCAACGGGTTTCGTCGGCGATATGTTCGCTTTTCTAGTAAGTAGAGGACTATCCTTAAATTCGGTACGAATCGCTCCGTTACCTACACAATCGACTGATGTCCTTAAGTCGCCCGTGCCCACCATCACGCCAGCCGCGCAAGAACTATCTACTATTCAGTTAAAAGCAACATTTCGCCAACCGCGACTTATAAGCGGTCGTCTTCGTTACAACCGTGATAGAGTCATTTGGCATCTTTACAACCATGGCCCACGGACATTCGATCAGATACGATCCGCCCGCTTAATAACTCCGGACGCCACTGATAACTATCTTCATACCTTACTAGGAAAGCTTCGTACGGAGGGGTATATTGAAACCAAGCACAGAGACTATTCATTGACCCCACTGGGTAGAAAGATAGCGGTGGAGTTTATCTTGCCGCTGATAAAACCAACGGCACGGCTTGCTGCCTGATCAGGATCAGTAGCCAATCCCGGCTATAAAATTGACTTTACGCTGCCATAGCAAATTGTTCTCGGTGTCGACGATAACGTCGCCGGGGTCGTTCAGACCGTCGTAAACAAGAGGGAGGATTAGATCTCCCTCGTCGTGCGCAATCACCTTAGTTTCGGTCAGGTCTTCGAAGTTGGTCTGTTTGCACAGCCATCCAAAGATAACGAGAGACATGGCGATATCGTCTGTCAGAGTGTCCTCGGCCCGGAAGGTGTTGCCGATCTTCTTGAAGTTGGACAGTTCCTCGTGCGCTTCAAAGTCTGGAATGATGAGCTGATCGTTTTCTACGAGGTGCTTAAGGGACGCGCATCCCTTGGCCTTCGTAGCGCGTGTCGTACGGACGCCCATGTTGCGTGTCTTGCCGGGTGTCCATTCAAGCTCCTGGCCACCGCGGCCGACGCCCTTGGTGGAGCAGAAAACATTCTCATACTCTAGTTCGAAATACAGGGTGTTGCCGACCTGTTCGCCGATACCCTGGCACGCGGCCCCGGTCTCGACCAGGACGTGGGCCTCGTTAAACTGCTTGCCTAGAGAGTATAGGAGCTTGGGTAGCGACAGGGGTGATATCCGGTTCGACCTGTATTTGCCGACGTACTGGTATGGCAATGAGGTTACGTCGATGATTACGGCGACGGTGTAGTCACGGCCGATGCCTTCAGCGATGTCTGAACAGATGACATATTTGTGATTCAGTTTCGGCATGTCCCAGAGCTGATAGTTCTGCTGCTCAAAGATCGGATCGGAGTGAACGAGCATACGAAGCTTCGATGACGAAATCAGGGTATCAGCCGAACCCAGGAACTCGGCCAGATATTCCTGGGCGAACTTTTCAGATCCGAGAGCCTTCTCTTCTTGCCTCGCCCATTTTTCGTCGCGGTCGGGATGTTCGGACCAGTGGGCTTCGACGGTCGTGTAATTGTTCTTCTTTGCCTTGGCGTCCATCCAAAGCTTGTAGAACAGGTTAATTCCATTCGGGGTTTGATGGCCTATGTAACCATTATAGAGGACGGAATGGCACCATGGATCATCTTCTACATGCGGAAGAGAAAAATCAAAGACTTCATTTTCGCCAGTTTCAATTTTTCTAACGACATCCCATTTGATATTTGGGTCGACAATCTCATGGCAAACACCGGCAGCAATCGCACGCGCTCGTGATATATTTTCACTTCTATCGTATGTTTTATTTTCTTCTATCTGAAAATATCTGCGACCGAATGGAATATAGTCTTTAGTCACCAACTTCTTGAGGGGATTATAAGAATATTTGTCGGCTTTTCTTTTTAAACCAAAGCCAACTTTCTCCATGAATAATTTGCGTTGTTCACACATGGAAATTTCAAGGACATGACGTTCGCTCCATGCTTTCACTTTCTTTGTTTGTGTAGTCTTGTAATATGTTCGTCCAGACAAAATACCCAGATTCATAAGCAAAATTCGGATTTGATCAATTAATACAGATGAAGCTGAGCATGCGCCTATAATACCATATTGGCCTTGCGTGATGGTTCCATCACCGTCAAAATATCCTCGCAAAAACGAGCAAATGACTTTTTCGGAACACATAAAAAGACGATCAGGAACTACTTTATTTTTCGCCTTTAGTGCTGGATCGAAGCCAAACTCTTTTAGAAACAAAAATAGGCTTTTACTGTTGACGGTATAATGAACGTCGTCAGATTTGCTATATTTAAGCCCTAATTTTTCGAATACATGGGCAATATCATCACCGCAAGTGATCGTGACCTGACCTCCTGTTAGGTCACCACCCACTCCATAGATTGGCCTTGCATAGCCTTCTGCTAGAAATAAACCAAGGAAATAAGCAAGGTCCTCATTAAGTGACAGAGGAACTTCGAAACGAGAGTGTTCCTTAAAAGAAAGAGTTCTTTGAAGGTCTTTGATAGAATCGTAGTTCCCCCACAGGTTGAGACCATATCGAAGTCCTATCCATTCACCAACCTGAACATCTTCGGCTTTTTTCCATCCATAGTGTCCATTCTTATCACATACCCACAATTTATGAGCTGGAGAGCATTCCAAATCTGAACATTGCGATTTGATTTTGTAGGTTTTGGACACACCAGAGTTGACCATAATGTCACCCTGATGAAGTTTATCTTTTCCTGCGACGGCGTATGGAAGAACCTTATAGCCAAGATTTGGGTTCACGATTTGATTGTTATCTATAAATTCAGATATCCTTCTCGGGCCGTGTGGAGTAAAAACGTAAGAGTTCTTTGTGACGCAAGATACGATTATGAACTTGGATTGCTTACCGGACGAAACGGTCGGATAAGCAGCGGTATAGAACTCGTGAGCCAGATTGGCGGGTACGAAAGCAAACTCGTCGGCAAACACACACCAGTATGAACCGGACCGGCCGGCCCCTTCCGTCGTCGCTCTAACCTGGATCGAGCTTTTATTCTCTAGCTCAAATCTCTTGGCATCATTTCTCAAAACGCCTTGTTGCATCCACTGAGGGATCTTTTCATACGCGTATTTGATACGTGAAAGGAGCGCAATCGCGTCGATTTCAGATTTCGAGAGAAGTAGGATCTCGCGGTTTGGAAAGAACAAGATTGAGTGCAACAGAAAGGCTATAACTATTGAGCTTTTACCGAGCTGCCGTCCTATCTTTCCGATTACAAATCGGTCGTCAACCATCGCCCTCAGAAAGCGGAGCTGATACGGATAAGGCTCAAAAAGCTTTTCCTCACCGTCCGCCGTCTTAAGCGTATAATAGTTACGAAGAAAGTATTCTGGGTCCGCCTGACATTTGATTAACTCCTCGATCTGATGAGGAGTAAACTCAATGGGCGTATAGGCTTTTTTGAGAAAAGGGTTATTGGTTGGTAATGTCACACGACTATTTAGTCGGCGGCATCAGCTTCCTGGTGTTCGATGAGAGTATTGTTCTTGCGTGCATCAATAATCTTTCGCAGAACTTCGTCTGTAGTTCCGACGATAGTAAGATTATTAACGGTCGTTGGGCCTGTAGATCCAATTGGCTCGCTCGTCATTCTTCGATTGTGAAGATCCACGAGCTTTTCATTGACCTCCACGAATCCTCGCATGAGATCTGTGGCTACTTCGAATACCCTGGCAGAGTCGGACTGAACAGCGACATCGCTCATGGCATCTAGGAGCTGCCCACCCTTCGCTATGGCTTTCAGGATATTGCTTCTGGCGAGATGGAAATCATCGTCAGAAAGAGGAGCGGCTGTGGCCGTAGGTTCCGGCACTAAGACAGGAACATTATTTTCTTCCAAGAGTACAGGCTCGGTCGGAATACCAAGAGCCAAGGCCAGATCAGTCTTTGCTTTCATACAGATATTTAGGTAATTGTGTGCCAGTATCGAATTTGAGCCTGAAGCATCGAAAAAATACGTGGGGCTTTTGACGGCAGATGAGCCAATCCAGTACCAAGTCCATCGGCTGGAATAGCTACCTCGATTCCATCTCTCAGAGCCGTCTGCACGGTCGCAAATGGGATTTTTACTCTTTCCAGCCACTCGGGGATATCGTTGTCGCACAAGAAGTCTTCGGGAGACCAGAAGGGAGCACGTTTGGTAGGAATTCCTATAGTGTTCGGCTCTCCACGGCAGGCGCGCGCTTGACCGCCTCTCCCGCTCTCCGCGAAGTTATCGCCGAATACATAAAGCCGATTTCTATTCGCCTGAATGTCTTCTCTCGTATACCACTTGATCGTTAGTAATGGCATACCACCCTCTTTGTGTTAAGCCGCTACGGCCATCTCCTGAACGACTGTCGGCCCCCGTTGAATAATATGAGGCACATTCGCCACCTGAAGAAACGCGCTTTCATCGTACTGGAGCATAATCATCTGAGCGATAAACTGATCATGCATGGTGCATTCGTGAGCAGGAACATGTGCGCAATATCGAGCTTCAATAGTGCCATCGGCACGTAATCGGTCGACGTTTCCGACCCATCCCGTCGTCCAGATCCTATAGCGCCGGCCGAACTGAGAAATCACTTCAAAGAAATTGTTAGTTTGAAAGGTACGCCGTTGCTCGTCATCCAGGTAGGATAGAAGAAGCCCCCTGGCTCTTTCGTCTGCCTCCAGTTGCCGCCGCTGAACTTCATCCTGCCGCTGCCATCGTTCTTCGGTCTCGGTAGCAGATGGCGTCGGTATCTCGGTAGGGATACGGAATGGAATGTACGATCCACCAACTCCGTATATGACACAGTTGGTGGCAGAACTTGCCGTAAAGATGTGGCCGCTGGTTATGCTCGTTGTAGCCGTTGTGATGTAACTAAGCGTGGTGTCATAAAAAGCTTGGGTGGGTACCGGCATAGGGGGCTAACCCCCCGCAAGTTGCTTGAAAAGAATAACCGAGCCTGCGTCGGCATCGAACGATATCATGCGCTTGCCCTTGCGGTCGTCCCGGTCCTCGTCGACATAAAACGCCGTGTATCCTTTGGCGATCAGGTCGTTGAAGGCTTTTCTTGCGATTTCGGTTTCGTCTTCGTTGCCCTCGGTCCAGGAGTATTCCGTATGGCCCGTGGTATCGAGTACTGTCATAATTCCCATAGCAAATTCCCTTTGTGCTGGTTGAGGCTAGCACGCTTTAAGATCGTTGGGAAAAGGGAAAATGCAAGTGTCCACTTAAGGACACGGTTAAGGAGGGAAAATGGGTAGGCTTAGCTACCCAATCTTGCTTTCTACGTCGGAATCCAGGTCGAGTTCGTGGACAAGCGCGTCGATGGCATAATCAGCGAGATCGTCCTCAAGCCCCAGCCCTTCCGAAACAGGGCTGGAATACAATCCCTTCCGCATTTCGGCGATGGACGCCCTCGTCTTGGAGAACAAGACGTGGGACATGATGTCCTGGAAAGACGAAAAGTTCTGGCCCTTGAGTTCGTCAAGGGCTTGGTACAGGACTTGATGGGAACGAGATGGCATGAACTAATCCGATTACCGCCCGCGCTTGATCGAATGGATCGCCGCAAGATGTGCTTTTGATTTTTCCGTATGATGTTTTGCCAAACCTAAGTGTTCATCTCTTTTCTTTGCATGATGACCCGCCATGTCTGCATGCTGGAGTGCATCTCTAAGATGTGAAGAACCCCCACCACCTTGAGGAGCTTGTTGTCCTTGTTGCCCCTGCCCCGGTTGAAACTGTGGCTTCGGAGAGGTCAATGAACTTCCGTAATTCTTTTGTGCTTCAGCACGAATATGATGAGCAGCTTGCTCTCCATGGTCACGAGCTTTTTCGTGATGCTCTTGAGCCCTTGCAAAGTGATGCTTCGCTTCACCGCGATGATCCTGAGCCATAGCCAAATGCTTATGAAGGTCCCGATCTTGACCCGTTGGGCGCTTGTAATCGCCCTTGTTATAAGTGTGCTTGCCCGAAACAATCGAACTTATTTTTGAAGCAACGTGCGATGCTGTCGAGCCAGCGGCCTTTTTGCTCCTACCCATTAAATCGTGAAATGAAGGTTCTGGAGCGCGTGGGTTTGCTTTATAGGCGGCAGCATGGGCTTTATAAGCTGCTTTGCTTTTTTCAGAACCCGTTCCATGGCGCACGTCGCGACCAAATGCAGCTAATGCACTTCCAAACCCGGCTTCGTCGAGCTGGTACTGGTCGTTTTCATAAAGGAGTTCAGAAAGCCGTTTTCTTTGAGACATTGAATAGTTGTCCTGTAAATATGTTTCTTGGATTTATTTAGGTATTTAGAAAAATTCGTTAGTAACGAGATTCAGTGGCTTCGATGAACCCAGCCGCCCGCAAACGTTTAATCCAGGTACGCACATTGTCCGTCATTCGGGGAAGGAGCGTGAAATCAAACGTGAAGCCAGTTTCCTTGAGCCACTCAAAGACACCTTCGGCATCTGGATCATGTATCCCTTCGGCGCGCTCAATGTCGTGGTGATAGGTATAGTAGGCTTGTCCGACGAAGAGATCTCCGTCCGAATCGATCACAAACCTGGCCTGCTGAGCTGGGTCGGTTCTGGTTAGGTCTTTGATTTTGCTGATGGTTGGGTTGATATGGATTTTGCTGCCGATGGCTTCTCCCAGCATGTCCCAGGAATCGGCAAAGACCCTCCCACCAAGAAAGCCGCCTGTGTTCCGCAGCCGCGACATCCATTCCCGAGTGGGCTCGGTGTAAGAATGAGCGAAATTAGAGAAGTAGTTGGCGTACAACTTGATCATATAGTGACCGTTCTCGAAGACCACCTCGCCGAGCGAATCGACGGTATTCGTATCAATGCCCATTTCAGTGGTGATGTCGTCATGGGTTTTGTACGTGGACGGCACGGCAAAAAAGTCTTCGGCGTCGGTGATGACAAAACGCACCCGAGAATGGGGTGCGCGTTGGATCATGGACTTTAGCTGACTAATCGAAGGATTCCTGACGATGGCGTCATCGACCAGGGCTTCCTTCATGAATTGCCGGAAAGAGAGGATCATACCTCTATTTAGAGCGCCGGGCGCGTCTAGGACCGTAGGAAACGACCTCGATGCACACAGGGGCCAGACCACCCATTCCAAGGGCATTCTTGGCCCCCGTAGATAGGTCTATGATACGGCCGGCGACGAAAGGACCCCGGTCATTGATGCGGACGGTGATACTCCGCCCGGTCCTCTGATTGCGGACGATGACATGGGTACCAAAAGGGAGCGTCTTGTGAGCGGCGGAGATGCCCATGTGATCGTAACGCTCACCGTTAGCTGTCAGGCGTCCTGACGAATATGTGGAGGCAATTCCACATTCAGCCGCGGCCGGGAGGCATAGGCAGCAAAAAATGAAAATGGTAGAGAGTGCCTTGAAGAAAGACATTGAAATATCCTTAATTGAAAAGTTAGTTAGAAAAGAGCACTACCAGCGCGCTCCGATGGCCCCGAGCTGCATCATCGTACGCCAGTCGTGAGAATCGCCGGGATGGATGTCGAAGCGGGCTAGACGAGCTAGGTCTTCTTTGTGCCTTCGAGGTTCGCCCTGTGAAATGTAGTAGTAGAATTGGCCGTGTTCGTATGTGACAAAGCCAAGGAGGGCGTCGTCGTCCGACACGCCCTGTGCTACCATCATCTGAGAATGAATGATGTCGTGAGCCTTGGCCACGTAGATGTCGCCGAACTCGTCAATGACGAATCGGGCCACATTCGAAGGGTCTTCGCGGGCGATCTGCTTTATTTTCGTCATAGGAGGATTTCGAAGAACGGGCGTTTCCAGGGCTTCGAACAGCCGTCTTTTGACGAAGGAGACAAACGAAAGCATCTCCTATTTATCCAAACGAGGAACGACCCGCCCTTCAAAGGAGTAGTTTAACCTTAACGGTAAATTTCAACTTGTATTCATTAATGAAAACCCGAGATACGGATCATCTTCGTTGAGGAACACTACATGACCAAGAAGCTTCCATTTGCTTACTATCTCGACCCGCAGCCGGCCTTTTATGATTCACAGGCGAGGCTCATAACATCACAGGATATTCCAGGCATCTTTGGGGTGACAAAGCATCTCAAGAAAGCTCTTGCTGCCAACTTGAGAGAAAATGGCCCATGCCCAGGTGTTTTCAGAATTCTCTCCGTAACGCCTTACGACGCATCACCAATTCGATGGGATAAGGTAATGGTGGTACCTTCTCCCTTGATGAACCCCGAAACAAAAGGTCAATGTATCTTTCCTTCACCGTCACCAGACACCCTGTGTATATTGATGATAAACGGAATTCGGGATCAAGCTTCTCTCGAACAGACCGAGTCCGTAATTGCACACGAAGTGACGCACCTCACACAGCATTTCAAGGAACCGCTACGGTTCTGGAATGCAAAGAAGAGTGTATTGGAAAAGCTCGGCGGCGAAGGCGGGATCAGTTCCAACGCCGAATACAACAATTTGCCTTGGGAAGTCGAATCCCACACTGTGGGAATGATATATGGGTTTATGCAGCTCTTTGAGGCTCACCCCGAGTGGGAGTTCCCTTCATCGGCAAATGACGTAATCAACGCCGTCGTGAAGGGTTATGGTCACGACACCTCGTCGGGGGCCTTTCAATCGGCTCATGTGATCAAAATGATGTTGAATGCCCCGGCTCGTGCAATGTCTAATGATTTGATCAATGGGTGGTTGAAAGACGAACGAGCCAGAAGAGTTCTCCCCCTGGCCGCTTAAGGTCGTTCTCGGAAAGAAAAAAGGACCGCTGTTGCGGTCCTTTTTTTATGGGGTCGTGATGGAAGGACTTGAACCTTCATCTCCCCGACAGGCAGGGGCTCTAATTGAGCTACATCACGATATAGGGGAGGAGATTGTGCCGGGGATACTTACACGGCCCGCAGGAAAGCAGACTACTTCTGCTAAAGTGGAGACCCGTCTCCCGAAGAAAACTCCTGCATTAGAGTATCCCCGGCTCACTTGAAATGGATATCAAAAACATAATGGCAAGGTGGAGTGGTCCGATGATCAGCATTAAGGTAAAGAGAGTAGTGGGTGATGCCAAAGGCAGCGGGGATAAAGCTTCAGTAGGTGTTAGCTAATCCCCATAGGGGCGCGCCTAGTAAACCGGAGGTCCGTTTCCTATTTGCTGCCTTTGGCAATATTCATATGGGTGACAGGAGAAGCAGTTCAAGTACTAGCACAGACACATACGAGCGGCCGGGTCTTTGAAGATCGCACCAGAACTACCGCCGATGGGGGCGTGCTTAAACACTCCTTCCCGAATTTTGAACACTGACCAGCGCGCGTCTGATATGAAGGTTTTCTTGGTCGCGGGCTTGCGGGGTCTGTGTATCCGCATCGGCTTCGGCGGCGTCGTATATCGGGTGATCGTGTCCCTTATCGACTTGGCATCGGCTAGGGTGCTAGCCATCATGTGCTTGTGGAATTCCTTGGCGGACGGCTGCACGGCGTACTTGTGAGCTACGCGATGCTCCCTCGTCTTTGCCATGGCAGCCCAGTAGGCCGACTGGAATAGACGAAGTTCAACGGGGTTCATCATACTGTTACTTCTCCGAGGTTCGCTTACGATGCCAGGAGAATACAACCGTTAGGGTTAAGGAATAGTTTGCCTGGAAGTAGTGAAATTAGTCCCCGGAAGGGTCGAGGAAACTTTCGTCGTCTCTTTGTTTGTAACGGAACGTCATACCAGCAAGCCGTTTTCGTTCTGTTCTGATCGCGCTTAGCGCACGCTTGTAAGTTGGAATTAGTCGCTTAAACTCCACTAGATCTCGCTGCTTAAAAGCACGCTTGAGGTCTAAACCGATAACAAATGCTCTTTGAATGAGCTTATCAAGGGCATCGCCGGACCCATTCTGAAATGCAGTGATCTTTCGTTTTCCTGCAAGGTGATCAATCCACTGAAGGGCACACTTCATTGCCAGCTCGGCCTGTCTTTCGTCCTTACTCAGTTTCGGAATGACCTTATCAAGCATTTGAGCCTCGTCAAAAAGTGCATCCAGAATATGATCGCCTTCAAATGACCACCACACTTGGGTCCAGTGGTCATAAGGTTTTAGTTTCTTGTCTTTGAGAAATTTGTCTTTGATATTAGAGGACGAGTAAACCACGACGATCATCAGGATTGCCCCGATGTATACCTCTACGGCGTCAAAGCCTCCTTGTTTCATGGCATTCATGAAGGCATTACGAACGGAGTTTTGTACCTTTGCGATCTTCGTCCGATCAGCAAGATCAATCTCGCCTTTGGCAAACATGGTGCCTATAATTTCGTTGGTTTGATCGAGCGGCGGCTTTTTCCATTTGTAACCGCCGTGCCATAGGAGATCCCAGGGGCCTCGATAGTTATCCCAGTCAGATGACTTGACCTTAAATGGCTTCTTGTATGACAGGACGACGATTTTGTTGTGCCCCCACCGGCCGGCGGCGTAGAAGTATGTTTCGCCTGTGTTGGCGTATTCGCGCTTTACCGTATCGAGGGGTGTGAAATAAAAGCCAGGACCCCATCGGTTTTTATTCGAAACATACTTTTTAGCAAAGCGTTTAAAATCAACCTTCGTTGAATGAACGGCATCAATTTCTTTTTCATACAGGAAGGAAGCGAAAGAAAGCATACGGGTATTTAGAAAATAAATAGCGGGTGTTTACGCGCTTCATCACATTCTTTATGAACATCCTCAAATGGATCGACGTCGGCCTCAACGTCCTGATCGGCGGCGTCTTCACGATCTTCGTCGCACACTGCGTTCCAGCCCTTGGATGCTTCCGCTACACCTGCTCAGAAGCATGGGCCGAGATGCGCGATCTGCATCTCAAGGATCAACCGATATGGATGTACGAGGAGGGATGTATTGCCTGCCGGGTCCTGACGTTGGTCCAGAACGTGGTCTTCAAGATCCCAGGCGATCACTGCACGGAGAGCATGAAGGGCATCCCTGACGATCTTGAGGCTGGCTAATTGTGCGGGATCATTCGGCTCGTGGTTTTCCAGGATTTGAACGGCGCATCAAATCGGCTTCGGTCTCCTCCTTCTTTATCACTTCGTACCAACTATCCACTTCCGAAGTCGATTCGACGAGAAAGTCTTCGATTTGCTTGGCTTCTTCTCTAAGGGCAATGACCCGGCCCTCAAGAAATTTCCGCATTTTCCAAGCCTCGGTCTTAGACATCGCCAATGCCGTAACGGCACGAGAGTATTCCAAGGAGGGAAATTTCTTCTTCATCGCCGTTGCTCCATCGGTACTTCCCGGTCGGGAATGAATTGATGGCACACGGCACAGTAGCGATTTGCAACGTCGTTAGGATTGTGGGAACGAATGCCACACGGATGAAAGACGATTGAGTTACCATCGAGCGTGTAAGAGCGGCTAGACTTATACTTAAGGCAGAACTGCGCCATTTCGTTCAGAACATTATCCATCTAAGCCGTCCTTTTCTAATGGTGGTACTTTCACGAACTCAATACTCCCCGGTGGAAACGTGGCATAAAGATCAATATTCAGATATCCTTTTTCAATGCTTTCTTTCGAGTTGTTGTTTTCATCACACACGACGGTGACAGCAGCACCGCGTTTGACTAGGGAATAGAGAAGATCGAAATAATCATTCATCTATAATCTTCCAATTAAATAAGAGACAGCCATTAGAAACCACATCGCGACCATGCCCGCGATAAAAACGGAAGTAGTCCAGTTTTTAAAAGTCTGTACGGATAAGGTAATGATAGAACGCCCTGAAGAACTATCGACGATGTAATCCGCAAAGTAGCGTCTCAAGAGCTTGTCCATTGTCATCACCTCTGTGGTGGAAGGGGTGGGATTCGAACCCACGGACCCCATGAGGGGCCGCTGGTTTTCAAGACCAGTGCTTTCAACCGCTCAACCACCCTTCCGATCATCTACCTTTCTTCTTTCGCCACGGCGCGTTCACCTGCCAGTCCCCGGCCATGATACAACCGTAAGGTTCGACGGTATCGACGACCTTGGCAAGTCCGAACTTGTCGATGAGCGAACGAACTGTGGAGGCATTCTTGTAGGCTCCGGGCAGCTCGCTCAGATCGGGAACACCACAGAAGAAACGGGCGTCTATGCCCTTGGTCTGTTCCGCGACGATCTCCTTCTTATCGGCGTTAGGTCCTAACGAGTTCATGAACGCCGTACGGGAATAGTTCCGGCCTGCCCCGTGAGGAGAAAAGCCGAGACCATTAGGAGCATCGAGGCCCTCGACCATGAGGATAGGTTCGGCCATGTTCAGGGGGATCAGCGTTACGCCCGTTTCGTCGGCGGCATATCCCTTGTAAGCAGGTGTCGCCCCCTTCGCGTGGTAGAAGTGCCCGTCCGTCTTACGAAAAATAAAATTATGTTCGTTCCACATCTGATCGCGGATCTTTGCCTTGAGCCGCCCGGATACGAGGTGATGAATGACCATGTGGTTGTTCTTGGTCCATTCACGGATCAGTTGCAGGGCGTTCCAGTATTCCTCGCCTTCGTAAGTGTCGGCGTCGATCCAGCCCGCGACGGGCGGGGCCTCGGGGCAGATCTTCTTACGGTTCTTCTCGGCCAGGACCATACCCATCTTATACAGGAGGGCACCGGGCTTTCGTGAGCCATGGTGGGTGACGATGGCCGTGTGGCCCGTGGAAGCTACCCGTCCCACATAGAAAAAGTGGTTGCCGTCGCCCTGCGTGGCGTTGTGCTCAATGGCTTCGGATACGACGTGCTTCATGAAGCTGTTCTCGTTCATCCGTTCCAGGAATTCGAGATTGGGCCGGATCTGTCCCGACCGCGGCCGGCCCCCAGGTCCAAAATGAGTGAGGGCCATACCCGCGTCCAAAACGGCCTTCGGATCGACGTCTCCGAGCACGGACATGGCAAGAGAGCAACAGATGTCAGAGGAGTGCCACCCCGGATGAATGGCCCCCTGCGTGGCTACAACGCCGCCTACGGGGATCTCTCCCGGACCTCCCGTGGGACAGGCATCGGGCATGATGGCCCCTGCAACGACGGTAGGAACGCGCATGATATGGTCCATCGCCACGGACACCTTGTTGATGTTATCGGCATCTCCTTCGTTCACGGCTTCGATATTGAGATGGAACGGCCGAAACCCCATGGGGTGTAGCGGCGTCGGCGGTGCCGGAACGTAGCTGTCGATGATGAGGCGGATCTCGTCAGCGGGGCGATGAAGCTTCCGCGCCGCTTCGGCTTCGGCTATGGCACGGGAAAACCAGGGACCAGACTTGTATCCGAGGTCAATGAGAGTCTTTCCCGTGATGGGGCGGTTAACATCAATGATCATGAGGAGTCTCAGGTAGGGGTATTCTTAATTATGTCTTCGTCGACGAATTGCACGAGATTCAAACGCTGCGCTATCTGACCCGCCTGAAACCTATCTTTGTGGCGGTTCCAGAAGCCACGGCAGCATGCGTCTTCGGAATGATGACACACCCGGTGTGTCCAAAATCCCATGTAACGATCTCGCACGGCGTCTTCCAACTGTTTCAAGTCGAGAGGACTGTCCTTGCGGTAAATGCACGTCGAACATGGTTTTGACTGTACCTTGAACATGGTTCATTTTTCTTGATTATAATACGGAGAGCCAGGACCATGTCTGTCTCCGCGACGGCCACCTTTCTCTTTGATCCACATGCCGGGTGGCGTTCCTTTGCCATCCCATTCGTCCAAGGCGAAAAGGGCCTCAAGATAGGATTTGTAGCACCACCGCATCTCATATCCATACTCGGTGATGCCGGAGACGAGACCGTACGTGAACATGAACTGGGAAATGCCGGCAAGTTTACCCGTGGCAAGGAGCTTGGCCGTGATGTACCCATTCTCTTTCAAAAAGAGATAGGTGTCGTCGTCGATGCCTTCACTGAGACATGCAAGTTCGGTCATTGTCCTATCCTCTTGTCCAAGTCCCTATGAACCGGGACCACAGCGCGTTTCATCTCGCAAAGAAGGTTGCATTACCTTCTTTCATACCCTGTACAAGCGTGATGCCGCACGGGCCGTGGTCTTCTCTACACGAGATTGCCCACGCGAAACGGGGAGGGTCAGCGCTGGTTTGTACGCTACTACCACAGACGGGGCATGGATTTAGTTCCCCTTTTTCGAACGATTTAGTCATGAACGAGAAACGATCCCGTCGCGCCGAAAGCCCTGCCCCATCCAAGTTCAGGGTCTTCTTCGGCTCCCGTTTCACGGTCGAACTCCCACTGGCCATGAAAGATTGATCCGTCATCTGCGAAGGCATCAGCGAGGAGCGTCCTGTCCTTAACCTCTGTCACGATCATGGGCATGGCAATGAGACCTCCGATAAGACGCTTGACCTTATCGCCGGGGCGTAGATGAAAGAACGTTGCCATATTCATGCTCCAAGCGCTGCAACAAATTCACAACGAAAAGCTTTGCATATAGAGCAGTCGACGCTACGCCCGGTCTTATCGTATAGTTGGGTCCATCGCATTGGTTTGTCCCGACTGTCGTTGGTCGTGAGTTCGAAAGATTGGAACGAATGGATTTCCGTAGGTTCTGTATCCCACCATGGACCAGCGGCTATTCTTCGAATGGAGAAGGACGTGCCATGAAGCTTGCTGAACAGATCTTCGATGTCCCAGCCAAATACGGCTTTGATATCCCGTGCCAATTCCCACGAGTAGGGCACTGCTACTCCGTCGATATTAAGGGCCGTCAGCCTTGTGGGGATTGAGCCCAGCGCGGCGAAAGCAGAAGCGGGAACGAATACCGCTGCGGCCCCTGCGACTAAAAGCTTCCTACGAGTGATCGATAGGTCTTCAGTCATTGGCTTGCTCCGATTTTGGAAATTTTTGCCCATTCTCCCAATATTTCCGCATGTAGTCATTGGGCGCATATCGCCATGAATTAGGAGCGAATTTGGGGTGGACGCCGTTAAAAGCGCATTTCGCCTCGTATGCGGTTTGCGAAAGCGGCAAGCTTGCGGCCGCGGCTGTGTATCCCGCTTTGCGGAACATTGCCTCTGTAACGCCGTCTTCGGTCAATGGGATGACATCACGATTTGGTGCGGGTGCGGGATCAGGTTCAACGGTCTCGGTAAGGACACGCTCGGACCCGAGATCAACCGTCGTCATCGTTTTGTTTGGTGTGCTCATTTCGCCCTCCCAGGGCAGTTGTGCTCTATTTCGTCCCTGTGAATTGATCATCATGCTCCATCTCCAGCCATATGCTCGTGACTTCGTGAGCGTTGGCGAACAGCTCCTCCATCGTATCCCCGGCCGTGTACAGGCCAGGGCAATCAGGGAAGTGGATGCCGTAGGCCGAACCAGGGTCCTTGGAGACCACGGCGCGCAAACCGTTGATGATAGTTATGGAAGTCAATGTCCGTATCCTTCGTTTTCCTGCCACTCGGCAATGTATGGTTCCAGGGCGGCGGGGTCAAATTTGTTCAGGGTTGAGTTGTACGAATTGATCTCCACGGCCACGAAAGAGGGGGGTAAAAGCAGAAAAGTCTTCTCGCCGTTTTCGTACACGGCGATTTCGAGGACGCGGAACACTTCATCCCGTAGGTTCATGCCTTTTGGCTCCTTCTCGCACCGACATAACCAAAGCCAGCATCTGTTCGCGTCCATCGGGGAACATAAAGGGAGATGTCATGTCTCGTAGCCACCACAGGACGGCCTCGGCCGCTATTCCGTTCTCGACGGCTTTTGCCGCCGCTTCGATCATATATTCACGTCCGTTGGGGAATACGAAGGAATGATCTTTCCAGTGCGTCTTCTGGCCTTCCAGCCACATCTGAAGCAGGTACATGTCGTCCTCGGTTGTTACAGGGGATCTACGGGAGGTTCGGGATCTTGCACGGAAAGGGGCTGTGGAGGACCAGGGGATACCCAGCAAACGAAACACACACCGTCCTCGACGTTCCTTATGATCTTCTCGTATTGTTCGGGATCTTCGATAAGAGCAAACTTCAGGACGTGAAATATTCCGGCACGGTCCCAATCCCGTTCGATGTATGTGAATGCACAGGGGAAGTTCATTGTTGTTCGTATTTAATCATGTCGATCATGATTCGGGTGTGGTGATCGATTTCCTTAATGATGACCGTTACGTCGTATGGATCGACTAATCTCTTAGACTGCCACATCAGCTTCATATTACGCCATATTCAGAAAGAATTGCCGTGATCGCGCCAGAAATTGCGAACAAAAGGAACGGCCATACCATCCACCCAAGCTCGGTCTGCTCGTTAAGAAGCCACCGCCACTTCATGCCGTGCGCCGTCGATTAGGTCGCGGGAGGCTGATGATGGCGAATATCTCATTCATGGACTTTCCTTAAAGAGAGCGGCGATGTCTTCCCGAGTCTTTTCGATGGCGCTATCATACCCTTGCGAAAATTGTTCATCACAGCTTACATAGCCAGGAGCCACGACAGCCGCCAGGATCTTCGCGGCCACTTCTTTCCTTACGGCCTCGGCCGCGGCTTCCCAGCACTTCGACCCCACGGAGTCCTTTGCCTTGGACGGCATCTTGTCCTGGGCAAAGATCGCGTTCATCTTCGCGTAAAAGGCTTCGTAGGCTATGTCTCCTAACGTCTTCATGCATCATACTTGACGAAGAGGAGCATGAGCATTGACCACAGTCCCTGTGGTGAATGTAGCCAGTACGCCACCGCCGCCGTGCATAAGACTATGGAGACGTAAATGATGATATTTTCAAGATCGGCCCCCTTCATTGCTTTTCTACCATCATCTCAAAGGCGTTTAAGGTCCCGTCCTTGGACAACACGGCCTCGATGGATACTACCTTGTACGGTCCCTTATCCGTCCATAAGACCGTGCCTGCGGGAGGAATAGCCGTGCATCGGAATTCTGCTAAGGGGCCGTCGCCAGCCTGTCCCGTTTCGAACAATTTAAAATAGAGCATATTCGATGCCCATGACGGGTTGTAGATTTTTGTATGACCTCACCTTCCTGGCTTCCGAAGCAATCCAGTCTGACCGTTCATGTTCGTACAGGAGCTTCATATGCGGGTACATGACGGGAAAGAATTCGGCATTCTTGATGTCCCGGAGATCGCCGATGGACAAGTATCCATTACGGCCCTTAATGCGGCGGAATAGATCGGTGACATCCCAGCAGATGTGATGGTACCAATCCCAGCTAGGTGGTGCTTCTGCATCGGCTTGCTCCATGACTTCCAGCATCGTCCATTCGGGCTTCCTCAAGAACTTCACGCATAAGTCGACGTCGCCAAGGGTTGGATCGTCCCTGGTGTAGGAACCAAAGGCCCATACCTTGTGAATCCAGAGGAGCCGTGTGTCGTCTTCTCCATAGGCTTGCACCCTATTGAGGAAGTCCGCCACCATGCGGTCGGCCGTAGCCCTTTTGATACGCCGCCTCGTCGAAGGAGGACGCAAGTTTCCATTACTATCATATCTAGGATAAGCCATGTTATACTACTTGCCTTCTGATTTTTTGATATTGTTGCATGGCATCCATGATCGCCCAATCGGCCCTGCTTCGCATGGAATTATTCCAAGTCAGCGTTGAAGCAGCAAGCTGGAGAGAGGCCGCGACGACCTCGTCGATGAACTCACTCCGGGCTACGCAAAGCTCACTATATTTTCCAGAAGCCCTGTTTTCATAACTCATGATAAGAGGGGGCAGCTTCAGCACCCGGCGAACGTCTTCAGATGTGAGGGATTGCCCCATACGATCCCGATAGGTCTCAAAAGCTTCAATGAATGCCAATGCCTGTTCATAGAGCAAATGAGGATTCCCACCCAAGCCAGGCCGGACTGTCCTAAGCATGTTCGTCGCAAGATCCTGCAATGGACCCAGCGCAAGGGATAGTTCTGTTTCGGGGCTTGCCATGACTACTCCAATCGTTTCAGGGAGTAGTTGGGGTTGGCAAAAAAATTTGTAAGGGCAAGGTACCCCTTTGTAAAACCTTGGTAAACGAGGGGTGATCCTAGCAAAAACGTGCAAAGAGCAATGTAGACTCCTGGCAACCGGGGTCCCCAACTGCACCATGCCATCCCTGGCATATGTCGGTTTCTACAGGCCGGCGCGAACGCGCGGCCCTCCATGAACCACAAGGACGGGCCAGGACAGGGCGTTGATATGACAGGGCTTACGGGAGGGGAGGAGGGGTTCTACCCCGCTGTCACGGCTGCAAATGGATCGTACGCGCCGTTGAGAACCCCTCCTCCTTGCCCCCTGACGATGGGGCGAGGGAAGAGTTTATGCCGGATTGGCAACGGACTTCAACCCCAACGTTGCTGTGAGTTTCACTTTGTGTTCACCTTGCAGTTGGAGATCGATGATGCCTTGAACGGGCCGACTACTCCCATGTTTTTCGTTCGCATAAGTTGGATTATGGAACTTTGAGTATTCCTTAGGCAGTTCGTGATCAATTCTTGGGCAGGCTTGTGTGGGCCGCTTGCGACCCTGGGGGTGGGAGATCGAGGGCAAGAGTCTGTGCAGTTAATGAACCGCAAGGACATGCATATAAATGCAATGAACCGCCCCTACACGCATTAGAATGACCTTGGACAGTCCCGCACGCCTTCGCACGCCGCCGAATGGTTCTCGCACGATTAGGCATGGCATTTGCATGGGTTTTGCACGATTCCACGACGATTCATGCACGATTCAAGCACGAGCCTTCAATGCCTCCCGCTTACGAGCAAAGACTGCATTAAGGAATGCATCACGTTTGCGCCTCTCATGATCAATCTCCATTTTCCGCATTGCTATCTCTCTTGCTCTGCTTTTATCGGGAGCAATGGCCTTCAATGTCTGATTCATAATAATTTTCTTATAATTGTCATACACGACTCTAAGCACGTTTATCTTATTTTCGGCATTGAATTTGTCATATATGCCCCGAGCATGAGCATCAGCAAGCATCGCTCTTAATAGTTCATTGGGTGAATTGAACTTGGATCGAGACGACCAATTACACTGTTTGAACGTCTTTACGCCCTTTGGTCCAAATGTTGGATTAAACGTGAGATCCAGATCGTGCAGTATCTCTTGCGTAAATGCCTCGACCTCAGCGGATCGGTTGTGATAGGCGTCCAAATCATCTTTGGCATCGGCGTATTCGACATTCTTCTTCGCCATAACATACTGCATATAATGCGTCCACTCATGAAGGAAGGTCGTTCGCCTGATATTAGACATCTCATAAGCAAAGCGTGATGTGTCATTGATAGGCGTCACATACCCAATAAAAATACTATTAAGGATCGTAAACAAACGAGTCGTAATAGCTCTTATAAAAGCAGGACCCGTAGGATGTGAATAACCGCCTTCAAAATAAAGACCCATTCCATTATATTTTGGATTCAACACGACATAAGGCACAAAAGAGATTAGCGATGAACCATATCGTGATTTGATGTCGTCTGTTACGGGCAAGTCTCTTACACGTACACAGTGAGTATTGGGATCGTTCTTAAAATAACTTCGAATCTTTCTCGTATCGCGCGTTTCCGGTAATCCTCCATGGCTCTTAATGTAAATTAGAAGCGCATCGAACACGGCGTTACCCGTCGTGCGAGCATCCTGGAGAAAGTCGAAGTCGAGGCGTTCGGAGAGGATATAGGACGAGAAGGATAGCATCCCATATTTATGTAATGCGTACGCATAAATACGAGCATGTTATCGTTCGCCCAGCACCTCGCCGAATACTCCGTAGCAGACCTCGCCAAATACCTTAAAGGACTGATACTCCCCAACAAGATGTACCGCGCGGGTTATGCCGCCGAACGAATAAAACACCACGCCACGACCATCGACATGTATCTAGGTACGCACTGGGCCAAAGATCCAAAGCTGTCGATGAATTACTACGGCATCAAGAACACTCTGGCCCTTAATCTGTATCAAGCTCAGATACCGCCGCGCATCCTAGTCCTCGATCAATCCGGCGACTGTCCCGACGATTTCCTCGCGTTCAATAGGCTCTTCTTTCGCACGAAGTTCGGTGACGACGTCGATGCGTGGGAACAATATCTCCTAAAGTATTCGAATCGACCCAAGAAAGTGAAGGGTTATCTTAAAGGAAACAATGGCACGGAGACTTCTCGTACCCGAAAGATGTGCATGCTATTAGAAATGGACAGGTACGTAAGCCTATCTCAAGTACGAAGAGACATATCCTTCGTTCGATCCAAGCTGGCCCGCCTTTACGATGCCATCCAGTATAAGGACACGGCCAAAGAGGAAACAGAGGGTACATCAACACCTGTGTGCTATCTCGTATTCGAACCATCCCGGCTCAAAGGGCTTAAGCAAATAACCTTTCCTACGTGGACACACAAGCTCCCGCCTGTATATCTAACGCTGTTATGGAACGAATATGAACTTTACCGCGAGAAGAACATCATCGAATTCCCTAATGACCGCCACGGCGAAGCCATACGCTATACCAACGTGCATCCGATGATATCAATAACGGAGGGATCATCCGCCGTGGCCGTAGGAGAATCGTTCGTGGTCCTGAAGATGAACGCCAACAAGCTTCTGAAACACCCCGACGTTAAAAAGGTGTCTAGTTATATTCTCCTTCGGCCTGGATCAAACAGCCTAACGAATGCCCGCGCCGTGGTCGACGAAGTGGCCGTCTTCAAAAAGACCGCAATAGCTCAGGTACAAAGAACGAGCTGAGATAATCGTGACCTCGATCACGACCCCTCTCGGCTTTTTAATCAATTAATTACGATTGAGACAGCCAGATCCCATCCCGACGTTCCCAGATATAAACCGCTTCGAGGCGGCGGACGCTTGCATTCACCTGTACTTGGTCAAGAGTGAACTGGTGATTAAACACATCATCGGGGACATCAATATCAGGCGTGTTATTGGTTGAGTCACATACGACGACGAAGTCATAGATACCGCGCCCCGAACGAATAGGCATGAGCAAGCCCGGCGTACGAATGACGGTTGGTGCCGCTATTAGACCCGTGAGGCCCGTGATAAATCCTCTACGTCCGATCATAGCGCGTCTCCTTGTCCATCCATGGATAGAGAGGGATACAATCTAATACGCAGCGAGGACGGGAATAGTCGTATAGCGCGGCCGGGCCTCCATCGGGACGAATGCCACGCTTACCCGGCCCGAGATAGACCAAGCCGGCATCGACGCCGAAATCATGTTTGGATTCCACTAGCTCGCCCAGAGATCGCCGGGGGAATGCCCTGGTCCAGAATTCGGCGGCCGCAATCATCTGTCTCTGTACGGATGGTGAAGCCGCCGAGAACAAGATCTGATCGGGAAGCTTGTACAGGGAAATTAGCTCGGCTTCTCTCGACGTCAACAGACGCTTATGGACGGGCATTAGCAAGCCCGGTGTCAGGATCACGGCCGGAGCTGCAAAGGCCCCTACGAGGCCCAGGAAGCCTCTACGATCAATTTCAGAACCCATAGTGTTCCCCTAATTCAACGTCAGCAAAAATTCGACTTCGTTCTTATACGCGCGGGCGATGGCGAAGTCGTATGCCTTGCGTTCGCCCGTCTTTACGTTAGTAACGGCGACGAAGCGTTGATGCGATTCGGGATCGATACATTCCGAGAATTGGAGATCGTCCTTATCTGCCCCCGAAAAGAATTCGGCGAGATCCTCGACGGTCTTAATACGCTCATAATGAGAGAGTATGCCGTTGCTAATGATGGTATGTTTGCCCTTGTATTTCGCCGCCGCCATGTTGTGCCCCTGTATCATTAGATTTACGATTACCGATAAGCAACTTCAACAAACGTCTATTTTCTAACCATAACCTCCACGCCATGAATGACGTAAAGGTCCAGCCTACTAAGCAGATGATCCACATGTCATAATAGAACGCTTCCTCCGTCATTTTTCCTCTACTGTGAATAGTCTTCGAGGGTTCGATACCCCGTTTTATAATCGGTGATGTACGATGTTTCGTCGCCATATCCGGCCGATACCGAGACGGCACAGAGACGGCCTTCGCACCCGGCGCGGCGAATGGCGATCAGCGCGGCGGAATGTTCGTCGACGGCTTCGATCCGCGCAACGTAACGTAGGGGCGGACCTGCCGTTGAGATGACGGATACATCATAAGGGATCATGCGGCTCATGGTTCTCTTCCTACGCCCCAATTCGAGAAGCGTTCGAGGCGGCGGCGGATGATCAAGCTTTCCAACCGCTGTTGGAGACGGTCCATTCGCTTACGCATCGCCAGATAATCGGCGAAGAGTATTATCTCCATGATGATCACGATCATTAAGAGTATGTTGCTAATCATGCTCTTCCTCTTCCGGCACTTGGGGTGCATCCCACTTTTTCATTAGCTCTGGATAGTCAGCCCAAAGCCGCCGCAGAGCCGCGATGGAATGATCTTCCTTTACGGACACGCTCTCATGTTTGACGGAATCGTCGACGGGGGCGCGAAGAAACAAAGAGCATTGATCGAGAGTACGCCGCGACCCCAGCCACGTCTGCTCAACGCCCTTGAACATATCCCATAGCACGACGGAGGAAGCGTTCGTCGCGGGATCGAGGGAAGTGACGGCTCTCATGGCGTACACGGACTCTATTCCTCCCCGGCCGGGACGGCGATTTCGATCCATGTAGCTTGCACATCCACGGGAGACAGCCCCTGCACGGCCCGCAGATCGTTCCACGCTTCAACGGCCTTGGCTTGGAGAGCATCGAGAGTGTCATCGGCGGCGAAGAAGCCGTCATCCTGGGGGGAAATCGCGATGTAACGGCCCGTTGACGCCTTGCGGTAGTAGTAGAAGGTGACGTCTGCCTTCTTAGGACCGGTGAAAGCGACGACCTCCATCACGACGTTGTCCTCAACCAGCTCGATGAGGGTAACGCCATCCTCTTCCCAACGCCTCGATTCTTGCCAGTGAGGAAAAGTCTGCGTCATGTACTCATTAAGCTCGTTTTCACTACTGACGACGACGTCATAGAAATTCGGGTACTTGCGCCGGATCGCCGCGTAAGAAGATTTTTTTCCCGGCTTTGGGGAACTGTAACGTGTATCAGAGTTTGTTGTCATCATGCCCATGCCATTGCCATCCTTAATTGTATAACGAGAGTTATCATAGGTAACGACCTAATTCCGATCCCAACGCCACGGGAAGTACGAGCATTTCAGGATCTATGTTTCCAAGCGACATCGCAATTATTCTTTCTGCCACATGCGTTTCTCCCACTGATCGGCTTCCCGGTCCCAGTGACGGATGTCGTAAAAGTCAATGGAGATCTCGTGACAGAACAAACCCATGCGCAGCTTTGGGCCTGCATGGTCATATCCCCGGAAGGATACTCTCAGGAAAAAGGAGAACACTAAGTTCCGTCGTTCAATCTCGATCTCAAGTGACTTGTTGGGAGATATTTCCCACGTACGATCCCACAAGTGCTTCCATTTGATCTTAAAGGGAAAGTCTGCAAATAAGCTTAATTCAATCATGACGAATCCGTAACTTGGACGGATTGTTCCCTTTGCAGATAGTAGTAGTCGAGGAGGATGTATTCTTAACGAAAGCCACGAACCTGGATCGAACAAAATCAAACTCGGTGCCGTTCCAGCGATAGATGCGTACTAATTCAATAGATAGACAGTTCAAGAGGTTCATGCACGCTCCTAAGGGGATCTAACGATCCCCTCTCTGTTCCCGAAGTCCCGCGAAAACAAAGGGTAAGGATGCTATCACCCATAATCGAAAGCGCAACCTAAGGTAAGAGTATACACCGGCAAATGGGAAGAGTTTGCTTCAGCTCTCATGTCAACCACCCTGATGATGCGGTATGCATCAGGTTAAGGTTAACGTATTATTCCCTGTTTGGGAAGATACATTCATAAAACTAATAGTCTGTGATAAATCTGTCACAAACGGAATAGTTGACACGGCTATAGGCCCGTCACATATAAGGGCAGCCACCTGTGCCCCGCCCAATAGGCGAACGGTGGCTGGGAAGAGCGTCGAGCTGTTGGCCTAACATAGCCCTGGTGCTCCGCTCTTCCCCCCCTTGACTAATCCTAAACCATGCATTAACCATGACGCCTTGAAAGAGAAGTCCTTCTCTTTCAAGTTTCCCTATCTCAACTTGGCCTCGGAGCGTGTATTCTCTTCGGGGCTCTTTTTTGCCCTCAACTGCTCCCGTGGCCTGGTCGCGGTAACTATCCCTATTAACGCCCCATATTAACGCTAATGAAATGATTTTATTCCATTTTTCCTCCGGGCACTTGCTGCCCGGCTTCGGAATACTATTAATTGGTCATACTCATTGGGGTCTACATGACGATATATGATCCACCACGCACCGGCGACGGCGAACTATGGGAACAGTGGAAAGTTCGCGTCATGACGGATATTCTCTACAACCGCAGGGATTTCCGGGGTCGCGCCGGCCGCTTTTTGATCATGCTTGGCGTGCTCGTCGAGCTGACCGCCGTCAACCTTCTCATGGAATTGGGGCGTATCGTGGCGGGCCGGCCGCCCGAGCGGCGTAGGTGGCGCGTGTGGATATTCATCGTGCCATCGCCCCGCACGCCCCCTTCTCACCAGCTCACTTACGAGGGGACCTCGCCGTGATCCTTTTGATTGCTTGCTGGACGATCACTTTCGGTTCCGGCGTGGCACTGTTTTATCCCGATGTCTTCGTCGATTTGTTTCGGACGTTTTTGTGATGCCCGAAGACATCAAGGGATTTGTGCGCGCGTTCGCTATCGTCATGACTATCGCCATTGTGGGCACTATCGCGAGCTTCTTCATCGACGATCCGATGGGATGTCCCGCTTCCGTCCCCTATCTTTCCAACATTCTTCCTTGAGGTTCCAATGCCCAGAGACCTGTTCTTTTTCACCATCATCTTCTTCCTGCTCATGACCGCAGGCGCTGTCGGCTATCTCGGCGGCTTGAATGAAGGCAAAGCTTGCTACGACCGCATTACGGTACGCCCCAACGGTTGAAGGAGTTTGTACCATGGCGAATAGCGTCCATGACGCGTGGGCTCAATTTTCCTATCCGGGATGGCCTATGCCACATTCCTACTGGCACGACGTACATCGTATGTTACGCCTGTTCTCTCCGCTTGATCCATTCGAAGAGTCGAAGCTCCACATAAAGGTGTGGGACACAAAGAGCCCTAGCAGACTTTTCCTCAAAGGCCCCGCAGCATTGGTCTTTGATGGAATATGGGAAGGCCACTCCCCATTCCCCATTTCGGGACTAACGGGATATTACGATATCCAGTTCGAGTACATAGACCCGGCTTCTAGTGTGCCCGTTCAAACATGGGACATTAATGAATTCATCGCCGCTCCTTTTCCTGCGGCGATACGGATATCCAGCCGCGAATTCACGGCCGGTCCGCCACGATGCTGGTTCGATCCAAAAATGCCATCCAAGATCAATCTCGATTCATTAAGAGGACTATGACATGCACATCTGCTTTCGGGGGCGATGCGAACGATATGTGAAATATCGCAAAAACTTGAATGAGCTGATGAAGCTCGTGCTTGATCCCATGGATATTGAATTTACTTCGGGGTCTCCCACTAATTTCATGCCCCTGCGAACCGTTCACAATGATCTGTTCTCGGACGTGGAACTCGGCGATTATAAGTTCTATTTCCGAATCCCTGGATACCCGAAGATCTACCGCTGGGAAGACGCCGTGGCTTGCGTGGACGGCGCAACGATTGAAATGGCCGTCGAGGTCCTTCCTGACACGAAGTATTGGAAAAAGCCGTGGGAAGAGGCAGCAAAGCCCTGGCTGAAGACGATGCGCAAAAAGGCCAAAAGCGACGACGGGCCTTATATCCTACTGCCTATTCCTGCAATGATCGGTAAAGCTATCCCGGCTTCGGATTCCGCCTCGGTATGGTTCGATCCCAAGATCCCGGCGACTATTGATCTGTCTACTCTCGTTGGACTTCCATAGCCATTAATCATAATTTCATAATTCAATTCATTGCTCGGAATCAGTATTGAAGAATGATTAGGGGAAATTAAATGAGGAGTAGTCATTGATTTGGAATATTCCCCATGCCGTCCCATACTCGCCTGCCCACTCACTCTCCATACACCTACTGGAGTCTCGGTGCCGCGCTTATAGCTCTCGCCGTGTCCTCTCAGCTTATCGTCATTATCTCCAATGTTCTCTTTCTAAAGACCAGCTCTATTGAGTTGTTGACATATGCCATTGCCACGATAGCCGTCCTGGTCGTGCCGCTGGTACAGACCTTACTTGGCAAATCACACCTTCTCTTCTTGACGACACTGGCGTGCTATACCTACTGCGCCTTAATCACAATCATGGAAACCTTGAAGACGGCTCAACAACCCGAGGTTCACAATTATCAGATTGCGCTGGTTACGTCCGTGACGGGATCGGACTCCCAGATTGCTCAGCCTCTGATGATCTTCCTAATAGCACTCTCATATCTCGTCATCGAGCTTCTATCGCGCTTGTGCGGCGCGGGCATTGATCTCGTTATCAAAGGTAATCACATAGCCCGGCGTCAGAGTAGAGCCGTCCACAAAAGGGAAAGAAGAGTATGATCTCGTATGTGTGTGAAATCCTAATGATCCTCGGACTTCTGGCAGCGGGTCTGACGTATTAATGGCAGTATTCGGTAAATGGAAATTCAATCCAAGATGTCGGAAGGCGTCTGACTTTGGTAAACGATTATGTCCCGATGAATGGGTTCCGGCATCATTCGAGCACGGGGGATGGAAGACTCCATGGAGGACTCTCGAAAGTAATGCTCGTCGAGCGTTTTATTTCTTCGATAAACTCACTCCGTTTGAGAAAGAACTCGTTAGAGAAGGGATCGAGATGGAGTCAATCATCTCGAATTTGTATGACGAGGGGTTCTCCGAAAAGCAACGATGGGTGATTCTACAAGATTATCTTCCCCCGGAGATGAAATCCGCTTCCTGCCAAGCAGACGCGTCCGGAGACGGCAAGAGCGGTGAGGGGAGCTAGGGTAGTACCACAAAAAAGAAGTACGCCTGTACGGCCTTCTATCGAGCCTACAGACGATCAGCCAATTTAGTAGTAAGGATATGTTATGACGGATGAATCCACAAAGAAGTTTTTTGAGATTGCCGGAACGAAGGCACCTACTCCCCAACCGTCAATATCAAACAAACGGAAAAAGTCTCAGAGAGAGGATCCGTATGGGTCTCTAACAGATAATGGAGAAAGCGAAGAGATCTCCATGTCTATATCACCCGGTGAAAAGGCATGGGGAGAGCGTAATGGGATATTCTGGTCTGTCAATCATTCCTATAAGACCCTGCCTGCGGGCGTTTATCGTTGCGACAACATGGACGGGACTGGCCCGGTCGTCAAGAAACATGAAGTGCAGGCCGATGACATCATCGATCTTCCCGACGAATCCTTTTCAGGTGTGATCGCGGAGTTCGAAAAGTTCTGGTCTTCCGAGGCAAAATATCGTGACAGAGGGTTTGTGTGGAAGCGTGGTTTTCTTTTTTGGGGACCCCCTGGCTCTGGCAAAACAACCCTCGTCAACAAGCTAACCAAAGAGCTGATAACGAAATACAACGGCATCGTTTTGTTCGTCGATTTTCCTCCATATGCCATCGACGCCATGAGAATGATCCGCCAGAATGAGCCGGATCGTCCCATGATCTGTATCCTGGAGGAACTTGAAACGTTGATCAATCGGAATGGGGATGGCGAGTATGCATCCATGCTCGATGGCGAGACGCAGATAGGAAACGTCGTCTTTCTGGCGACGACCAATCATCCCGAGCAAATCCACAAAAGGATCTTTCGCCCCTCCCGGCTTGATACGATCAAATATATCGGCATGCCTTCTACAGAAGTGCGGCGCGAATTCTTCTTGCGTAAACTGCCCGAAGCAACACCCGAGCAGACCGAATATTACGTGTCAAAGACAAAGGGATTCTCAATCGCCTTCATGAAAGAAGTGATCATTGCCATGACAGTCTTCGACCGTAACTTTGACGAGGTCGTAGAGTCATTGGATGACCGGATCAACGAGACTATAACGTCCGATGATCTACCCGATCAAAGCCGTGTCGTAGGGTTTACGAAGAGAAAGCGCGCATCATGACACATGAAGAGGAAGATCCGTTTGAGGCATCAGCTCGTGCTCACTGGAAATATATCACTAAGGGACACGGGCCTATGTGGGAAGAGCTTTCGCCGCGAGTGCGCAAAGATCAAATCGGTGCTTTGAGAAAGGCACTGTTGGTTTTCATCTCGCAGGAATCCGTGAGTTACAAATACACTCAAGCCCTGATCAAGAGTTCTATGACCCCCCCAACAGCAGAGGAGATGGCAGATGCAATGGCATGCGATGGTGATTAATCAGATCTGGTGGGTTGGATCATTCGTGGTCACAGCCGCCGTTTGTGGAGGATTTGGCTTGGGATATGGTCTCGCGGCTTCGCGGGCGGCCGCTGAGATGCATCGCACGACGGACTATTTGAAGAGTTTGATCGCGCGAATGGAAGTTGAAGACGGATTTAATGATCAGCCCGCCTCTCCTACCATTAACTGACTGGTACGTGGCACGGGGTTCGACTCCCTATGCCACTATCCTCGCCGATCCGCCATGGCGCTTCCAGAACAGCTCAGGAAAGGTATCACCCGAACATCGGCGGCTGTCACGCTACACGACGATGACCCTTTCCGAGATCTGCAAGCTTCCTGTGGTGGAGGTGGCTGCTCCTGCGGCACATCTATATCTGTGGTGCCCCAACGCCATGCTTCCCGAGGGCTTAGCGGTGATGAAGGCATGGGGGTTCACGTACAAGACAAACCTCGTATGGCACAAGATTAGAAAGGACGGTGGTTCGGACGGCCGCGGTGTGGGCTTCTATTTCCGGAACGTAACGGAGCTGCTGCTCTTCGGTGTCCGTGGAAAGAACGCTCGAACACTCGCCGCCGGCCGGAGACAAGTCAACTTCCTGTCTTCACGAAAGAGAGAACATTCACGCAAGCCCGACGAGCAGTACACGATCATTCAGGCGTGCTCCCCAGGGCCTTATCTGGAGCTGTTTGCACGAGGTGTGCATCCAGGATGGTCCGCGTGGGGGTTTGAAGCCAAGGATAAAGGAGAACAGTTGTTCAGTGCTTGATATCGAGAAAGAGGTAAAGGAATGGCGCGAGTTTTGTGCCACTCCTCTTGGAAAGGCGTTCACTAATTTCGAAAACCTGCTCGGGCGGGCGTGGATAGCAGATAGCGAATTGGGTCTTCTGGACTATAGATCAGACGTTTCTGCGAAGAAAGCCTGGCAGCGAGCTGACGAAGCCCGCAAAGAGTTTATCTCTGAGCTTAAGAAGCTACTACCTGCACATGGAGAAAAATCGTCATGACCATTGGTGATGGCTTGCACGAGATGGCCTGGGCGGCCTTTGTGATCTTTGCCTTGTGGATCATTTTCAGAGGACAGAACAGGTAAGGTTAACAGTGCATTAGCCCTTTAAGAAAATTCTCTTCCTCACATATTCACGGAACAGTCAACACTATGGAGAGTAAAATGCCATTGACTCATGAACAAGCACAAGAAGAAGCCGTCAGCGTAAGAAACTTCGTCCAGACCATGATTGGAATGGCGATAGGTGCTGACATTAAACCTGTCACGGCCCTTACGTCATTCATAGCAGCTTCGGCTAATACTTATCTGATAGCCGCAAAGGTGCCTTCGAGGGAACATTATCTCGACTTCTGTGCCAGAGCATATGACGTTTTTTCAATGACACCGGATGAGGCGGCGGAAGCCGCGAATGACTTCTTTGCAGGGTTGGTAGAAACAGGACAGACAAAGCATTAATATGGTCTACGACGACGAAACTTATGCGGCGAGAGATCTTTGTCAGAATATTCTGAAGCTTATTGAGCAAGAAAAGCCCGACGTTCAATTAACGGCACTTGCGGTGTGTACGCTTTCGATCTATCTCGCCGTGTCCAAAACACCATCCATACCAGAGTTCTTCAAATTTATGGGAGACGTTGCACACATTTACATGGAGGAGCTTCAAAACGAAGCTGCATCGGCGGCTTCTCCATTACAATGACCATTCTCTACGTATGGGCGCTAGGAGTAATAATATTACTCCTGGCACTCTACTTCTTACGGGTTCCTCCGATGAATAATGATTCGCCCCTCTCCAAATACTCGACAACTGAAATCCTCGACGTATTGAGAGAGGAAATGGATCCACGGTGGTGGGGAGAACACGCCGCCGATTCTACTGACACAATTAAGGACATTGAGGCCAAGGAGAAAAAACTCGATCAACATACGCTGTGGGCACAGACTATAAAAGACCCCTATTTGCGAGAGGCTATGTTGACGAGGATCGCAACGGCCCGGTATCAGAATAAAGAAGCCCTGCGTGACCGCAAAATGAGGCAAAGCGTCAAAGAGATAATAAAATCCACACCTCCGTTCGATACGAAGTAGGAAGTAATGCTTATTGAATCCTTAAATGATGTTCTTCCTGCCATAGAAGGCCGCACGGAGTTTCGTATACACAGGGCACCGGGCTATATCTCCGTCGATTATCAGATCGGCCTGAGCGATAGTTTCGACGATCCTATTCGCCGTGAATTCCGGGGAATCAAGTTTGACGGTAATGGAAAGATCATCGGCCGGCCCTTTCACAAGTTCTTCAACATCGGAGAGAGGGCAGAAACTCAGCCTGGTATGATCGACCTGTCTAAGCCCCATGTGATTATGGATAAGCTGGACGGGTCGATGGTTCATGCCGCAATGGTTATGGGCAAATGCAGACTCATGACGCGGGCTGGGATTACCGACACCTCTCTAATGGCCGAGGAACTGTGTGCGACACCAGGTTTTATTAAGGCGTGTACGGATATCATTGAGACAGGCGTGACTCCAATCTTTGAGTTTACGGCCCCTTCCAACAGAATTGTCATTAGGTACGAAGAGCCTAAGTTGACCCTCATAGGGGCTCGTTTCATCAATACGGGTGGCTATCTTTCCTATAAAGGACTGGATTTATTCGCGAGGCACATTGGTGTTGATCGGGTATCAGCCATGGAGACCCAGTGGGGTGAATGCGCGGCCTTTCTTTCCCACGTTCGTGAGCTGAAGGGGCAAGAAGGGTATGTGCTCATGTTCGATCCGGATTTTGAACATGAACCCCTACGTCAGCTTATGAAATGTAAGGGCGAAGAGTACATCCTCAAACACAGGGCAAAAGACTCTACGGTCTACGAAAAGAACGTGCTTGCCTTGATCTTGATGGGTGAGATCGACGACGTGTTGCCGTTGCTCAGTGAGGAGGACCAGGAGCACATCGTGACATATCGGAACGCCGTTGAGGAGCAGATGAGAAACATAGCCCTTCAGATCGCCTCTCTTCTCGAAAAAGCCCGCCATGTGGACAGGAAAACATTCGCCGTAGAGGTGCTTAAGGATGTCCCCCGCGACATCCGAACCATCGCCTTCGCAGCTCTGGATTCTCAGAACCCAATGCAAGAGGTCCTCAATTTTATGCGCGGACGGACGGGTTCGCAGACCAGCGTCGATGCGATGCGGTCATTGATCGGAACCTGTTATACCGTGAACATCTTCTTCGCGGCCGATCATCACTTCGGGCACGCCAAAATGATAACGTCACCGTTCTATCGGGACGACGGCAGCCTTTTACGGCCAGGGTTCAAAACCGTCGAGGAGATGGATGAGTTCATGATCTCCCAACACAACGCGCGTGTGAACGACGTGGACCACGTCTACTTCCTCGGGGACGTGACAATGGACTGGCAGAATTTTACCAAGAACATTGCGCGCCGCTTAAAGGGAAAGAAACGTCTCTGTATCGGTAATCACGATAGCCTGAAGGGAACGTCCCTAATGGACTACTTCGAAAAGGTGATGTACTGGCGGCACTTTAAGGAAGAAGGGATAGTCGCGGCTCATATGCCCGTACACACCGAAGAGTTTGAGGATGGAAGATACACCCGCTGTGTGCATGGCCACCTGCACTACAAGACGCTGAAAGATCCACGTTATGCATGCGTGTCGATGGAAATGACCAATTACGCTCCCGTCCATTTCGACGAGCTGTCAACATATTTTGGAAAGTAGGGATCAGTATTAGTATGTGCGGGCGGCGGGATTCGAACCCGCACGACCGAGATCGAGGGATTTTAAGTCCCTTGCGTCTACCAGTTCCGCCACGTCCGCTTTTTTATGCAATCTGGCTAATTGAGGCAAGTATCTCAGGTTCAATAATGGGTATGAATTCCCGAACTTGAGCGACATGCATTTTTATGAGTTCATCGCGAAGCGTTTCATCACCGAAATGTCCCGCGAGCCAGATTGCTAACAACTCAGCAAGCACCACACCTTGTATTCCACGAGGCGCACCCGTCAAAAGTTGTTTGACTTGCCCGACTATCTTTTGAGTAAGCTTATAGTCTTCTTCATCCGTCATATCAGGATTTGTCCAACCCGATCCACACCATCATAGCAATATAGCCGACTACAACGGCGATCAATACACACATCTCCCCCACAAAGAAAGGGGTGTATTGAGTAACCAGTGAGAACCAGGGGTTGTCCGTTATATCCGGCATTATGGACAACAACGCGAGTCCCATGCCCAGCAACACTTTTTGCCCGTTGACTGTGCTCCCGCCGTTGTAGCACCGGCCGTGAGAAGTCCAAGAACGAAAAGTACAGAAACTACTCTGCTCATCGTTTTACTCCTATGTTAGGGTGACAAAAGGATAGTAAATGACCACTTATCGCCGAGCAAGCCAAAAATAACCAATCAGGAATTTTACAACGAAATGACCGATTTAGATGAGTTGTGGGACGCCCTTCGAGAATCGAGCTGCTCCACGAAGGAATGGAAGGAAGCCAAGGCCATCGTGATGCTGAACAAGCAAGACGTGAAAAAGGCCCTTCAGCTCTTGAAACATAAAAGCCAGCACGACTGTCCAGCGTGCAAGGTGATCAAAGATTGTGGGGATATTTCGACGAGCGTGGTTGCCAACCCGCCAAAAGCAAAAAGGACGCCGAAGCCTCCTGTAACTTAGCCCGTAAAGCGCCGCACGAAACGCTTAACCTTGCTCGATGTCGATTTTCGCTTGGTCAGCCGCGCTTGGGCGGCGGCACGCTTGGCCGTCTTTGTTTCGGCTGATCGTGGATCAGGCCGGGCTAAAGCCGCTGCATGCCTGGATTTGGCGTAATCTCGGTCCCTATGGGCCTTTTCGATGTCGGCGCGAGAACCGCCCTGGCGACGGAGGTCATAGCCCTTTGAGATAGCCGCATGAGCCCGCTGGTGCCAGTAATCGGTGGATGCGTCGTCGCGTTCGACGAGAAATGAGTAGAATGAAAGCATGTTGTTATTTATTTAATTTGTATTCTGTCTCGTTTTGTATGCCCGCAGCCTTCATTTCCCTAATCCAGGCGCGGACGAGACCGTCGTACTTGTTGTCGAGGAAATAGAAAGAATAGCCCTCGTCGGGGTGCCAATCGATGTAACCCCAATTCACAATCGGAGACATCGTGTCGCCATTCCACGCATGGTGCATGTGTGAAATGGCGTTCGTCAGATTTCCCAGGGATTGTTTTCCCTCGCCGTGGACGTCCGCTACGCGAGCGACGAAGATGTTTCCGCGCTTGTTGATGCAAAAGATCAGATCGCGGTCGTAACGGGCCTTGAGTTTGATGTCCTGGATCTCTGGATTCACCAGCAAGTAGTGAAATCGAACGGCATTTTCGCTCCGGATCTCGGCGTCAAGAGACTGTAATAAGTTAATTAATTCCTCTTTCTTCGCGGGTTCGTCTTCGTGATGCATCCGGCCTTCTAATTCGGCCTTGACGTGTTTGAGGAAGCTTTTTCTGTCTGGATATCCCTCAGGATGCTGCAACGAATGGATGATGTCGCTTACGACACCAACGACTTTTTCGTGTTCGAGAGGGCCGATGTCTTGATCGCGCGGGCGTCCCCGCAGCCAGTCGAACAGACCCTCGGAAACGAGGAAGCTCTCGGATCGAGATAGATACTTGTTAAGCTTGCGTTGACCCAGGCGTTTGAGAGCCTTGGTCTTTCGCGTGATCTTACCGGAGATTGATTTGGGGTCTGTGCGGTACTGTGCTGCTTTCCAGCGGCTTAGAGCATAGTCCCTGTGGTCTTGTGCAGCCCAGTATTTGTCCTGGGCTCTGTCAAACGCGGGTCCAGACTTATGTCGATCCATGTGGCGGGCATGTTCGGCCGCCTTACCAAGATGATCGACATATTTATTTGCCCAATATTCGGAAGATGAATCGTCACGTTCATCAAGGGCGTAAGAGTTAGTTAGACTTTTTTTTTACGGGCGAGGCGAACAACGGCACGGCCCTTGTCGACAACTTTCTTGGCTTTACCGGCAAAGGAGTTGGGGTGAGGACGATTGTAGGCGGCTGTCATGCGTTTGTGGGCGTAAGCGGCCCGTTTCTCATCACCGCGTTCATCGGCATCTAACGTAGCGTTATGCCAATGGATGTATGAGGCGGGCGAGATCTCGTCGAGGCGAGCTTTATTCTCAAGAATGAATGTTTTGAAGGTTTTGGCCATGCAACTATTTATGCACGGCAAGAGTACAAGAAGGATCCGGTCTGGTCATGCGGAAAACCAGCCGGATCCCAGCAGGTGGCCACGGGCTGGTACCTGCCGATCAATCTATATTCATAACAGTACTCCTTGGCAAGAGGAGTATACGAATTTTTAATGAGAGTGAAACTGATGCATGAGATGGGCCATCATATCAGCCGTGCGCTCCTCGTATTCCTTGCGAATAGCTTCAAGAGCAACGGGAACAGAACGGCTTACCTTTGAGCCTGTATAGTCGTCGGCAAGCTTAAAGATGACGGCCGGATGGGTTCGTGAAAGCTTCCTGATGAAGTCTTCAAAATCACGGTCTTTACCCGTCATGAAATGCAGGCGGCTTTTTAGAAAATCTGCCCGCCTAGCAGCTTCTGCTGTTAGCCGCTTGCCGAACTCTATCTGATTAGAGCCGATGTCCCACGCCTTCTTCGTTGCCTCCTTACTGGTGAGGAGGCCATCAAGGTGATGAGTAACGATGTCGTCGAGGAGGCTCGATATCTCTTCCTTGCGGTGCTTGGGGTCAGGTTGAGTCGAAGAAAGACCCTTTGGAGGAAGGGCCGTTGGGTTTTGCACGATCTTAAAGAGCTGGAAGAACTTTGCCGGCTTGAGTACTTGCCGGCCTTTCTTTCCGCTGACGATGTAATCACCAGCCAGAGCGCGAACAGGACCTGTCGCAGTCGTTATCGTCTGAGCTTTCTTGGCAATATAGAAGGAGGCTGGTTGATAATCACCCGTATTCCGCTTGGGGAGACATAGCTGAGTGGCAGGTGCTGCCATCTCGGTAATGAAGTAATTGAAGGTATGTAAGCTCATCATAGGAATATTTATGAAGAGCGAAAACAGAGAAGGGAGTCTGAACGGCTGGATGAAGTTCAGACTCCCAGTGCTCAAGTGTGGGGAAACCTAAAGAGGAGAGGCGCAAGGAGGAGGAGTACCAACACCTCTTCAAGCAGTGAGCACAATTTTAATAAATCAAATCGCAGACTGTTGTCAAGCAGCTCGTGGATCGTTTGAAGAAGTATTCCTATGACTTTTTTGAAGAGCAGTAGGTGCCGATTGCCAACTACCATTTTTATAGAGTTGGATTTCGTTTTCGTCCCACACGACAGCTCTACCCCCTGGCCGCAATTTACGGCACCGTGGAAACTTGTCCTCAGACATAAGCTGGTAGATATGAGAGCGAGAATAAGGAATGTACTTTTGTACTTCTTTTAAACGCAAGGCGCGTTCCACAGGGCATCTCCGAAATGGCCTAAACCAACAACCCTGGAGATGGGAAGGACGCCAAAAGCCGTCAAACTAAAACTGGCAGGATGGTAAATTGTCCAGACACGTCCGGTGGAAGCCACCAGGTTTTGCTACCTTTTTTGCTACCTTTTCCTTCGCTACCTTTTTTAAGTTCGATCTAAGTCATTGATTTCATTGGTACCGCTGGCCCGGCTCGAACGGGCGACCCCCAGATCCACAATCTGGTTAATTAATGTCCGCTAAAATCTGAGAATATCCTATATATCGTTGATTTTGCTGAACAAGACGGTTCTTATTGTCCATTAAGCTCCCGCAAAATCCGCCAGCACCATGCCCAAATTTGCTACCTTTCTGCTACCTTTTTTCTTGACGGAGGGAAGGGGTAATCCCATATGAAACTCGTTGATGCAAGGAGTGAAATATGAAGAACGAAAAGATGGATAATAATAGGCGGGATCTGCAACAGACAATTCTGCAAAATCTTAAGAAAACGGGTAAGCAATATTTCATTTGGGACAAAACCTTAAAAGGTTTCGGAGTGCGTGTGTCTCAAAAAGGGGCCATTGCATACATTGTGGTAGGCCATACACCCGAAGGTAAGAGTGTGAAAGCCACGGTAGGTCGTTATCCCGAAATGAAACTGGCAGACGCCAGAGCCGAGGCAAAAACAATTAAGCTTCGCATTACCGATGGTGAATACCGACCCAAATCACAGGTCATGGAGTCTACTCCCGAGGAAAAGCAAACCTTCTCAGCGGTAGTAGATGAGTATATCGAAAACTATGCAAAACCAAAAATGCGACCACGATCAGTTCAAGAGTTATCCTGGACGTTGAATAGGAAATTTTGTCTTTCCCTTGGTGAAAAAGATATCAACGCTGTTACCGAACAGGACATCCAGAAGATCATTGATGATCTCAAGAGTAAGGGTAAAAATGGTGCCGCAAATCATGCAGTCTCGGACATCAAGCGTTTCTTTTCGTGGGCAGTCGACGCAAAACAATTAAAGGAGTCTCCCGCTGCTAAGATCAAAAAAGTTTCCGAATACATTCCAAGAAGCAGAGTTGTGTCTAACTCGGAACTTGGATTAATCTATCTTGCTGCTGAAGAGATGTCGAATGAGGGTAAACATTACGGAGACATTGTTCGCTTACTTATGCTCACTGGTGCAAGACGCGGACAAATAACGCAGTTGCTATGGGAGAACGTTCATTTAGAGGATCGCCAAATCTTTGTACATTCCAAGCAGCGATCCCCTGGTAAGAAGCTATTATTACCACTTTCGCCAACGGCATTCGAAATCATGAAGACGATAGAGCGGACAACATCGCCTTATGTTTTTCCGGCAGAGGGGAACGATAAGAATCCGTTCTCTGGCTTTTCAAAAGGATTGTTCGAACTCAAAAGGCGGTGTGGCACCCTTAGCGAACAGAAGCAGCTATTATGGGCAGAAGACTGGACCCCGCATGATTTTCGCCGTTCTTTCTCGACAACTTTTGCACGCCCTAAATTGGGAGTTCCCCGCGAAGTTACCGAGTCCATCCTCGATCATACGCTTGCTGGGGGAGTTGTCGCTCATTCTCAGATTGCGGCAGTTTACAACTTATATGAGTATCTCGATGAAAAAGTTGAAGCGTTAAACAAATGGGAACAAATGATCATTAAATTTAGGGAGGAAGCCTTTGTCATGAAGTATGGAGTTCAGAATACAGCATAACACAGAGACACTGCTCGAATTGGAGAAGCGCGTCAGGACCACACAGGATAACATTTCCAGCAAGTTGGAGGAGCTGACGAGCCGGTGGGAGAACGAGTTTCAGACTGAGATCTATAATTTGTATGATGCGCTCGACGATATGGCCTACATCTTGAAGGATATCGTCGTTGAAATCGCCACAGAGCAAGGATTTGGTATTGGAGCGGAAGTCACTTATACCTGGGCAGCGACCGGCGCGACATAAAACATGGCGAACCGATCAAGATCCTTGAAGTTTCCCCTTTTTCTGAAGACATTTTGATTTTTTATGTCTGTAGACACATCAAATCTGGTCAGTGGGGCAAAACAAGTTATATGGTAACCTGCAAAGACGTAGTTTGTCCCGTTAAGGTTACTAGCTCAAAAGCTGCCTAAATCCCTGGAATGGTAGGGCGTACTATCCATATTCGCCCTACCACTAACCCAGAGGATACTCTCATGATGAACTCTCTTGATCAGGCTTTCCCCGGCGATATGCAAGTTGAAGCGGGTGACACTACTCTCAACAGCATCGGCGCGGGCCTTGCAGATTTCGCTTCCGATACCGGCGTCCCCGGTCCCCAAGGCGACGCCGAGACTCAAGTCGAAGAACTCGCCGAGAAGATCATCGATCTCCTGCCCGACGACGCTGAGCACGGCCACAATGTGTGCCTAGCGGCTCTGGCAATTGTCACGGGCTTCATCCTGTCCACGGCCCCGGAAAACGCCCGTGAGGATGCAAAATCACAGTTCATCGGCGCGGTGCAATCGGCTATTGAAGAAAGCCTTCAAGCGCAGCAAATGATGAGTGCCATCACCGAGTAACACGGCGCACTCGCATCGACGTGCTAGGCAACAAAAAACCCGGTACAGGAAACTGTACCGGGTTTCATTTATTCAGATCACCCTTCGTCTAGCGGTAGGACGTCTGACTTTGGATCAGAAAACCGTGGTTCGAATCCATGAGGGTGAACCAGATCAAGTTTCCTGCACATACACCTTTTGGCCTCGGGTGATCAAAGCAAGTATCCCCGTGACAACGAAAACCGCGAACCACGCAGGAATTGTAAAGACCAGCGTAGCGGCCGATGGTGTGTCTTGAAGCTTGGTATCGTGGATATTCGCAGGATCGAGCTTCGCGTGTTCAAACGCCCAGAACAAGCCCACGGTAACGAAAAACATAACTAGATTGCCCGCGATAAACAGCCCTTTCATCAGCTTGCCAAACGGCCCGCGCCGTCTCGTTTCAATAACCTTCATCGCCATCACCACCTCCTTACGAAAGGGCCGTCAGCTCAAGGCAGCGACCGCCGGAAAACTTGGTAACGGCATTCCTATAAGCCGTGTTGCATATATCTATGACGGTATCCTCAGGAACCCCACGCCGGAGAAGCTCCCGGCTCATTTCGGCTTCTAACATTTGAAGGAACCGGCCTTCGGGAGACTGATTAGCAGACTTGTGATTTGAGCGAGGCATGGCATTTCCCTGACGATTTAACAGGGGATCAGTATAGTAACCATGTGGGATTTTGGCAACGCCAAAACGCCGAATTCTACTCTTCCGTGCGGAGAATAGCTTCGACGGGGAATGTTCCTACGGGCTGGTCCGTAAGGGTATTCGGATTGAACTGATTGTTATCATCATATTCCATGATCTTCGTGATGTAAGCCCAAGCTTGCTGGCCGTCCATCGTCACATCCGAAGCGTTGATTTCGTTCCAGGGTTTGGACTGGTTGGGGTCGGTCGTCGGGTAGCCATTGGCCGTTTCACCAGGGGTGACTGTGATACGCACGGAGCGGGGTGTGTCGACGATGTCTTCGACGGTGATGGGATCCGTACCACCCGGAACAAGAAGGTCTATCAGCACGCGGCGGATTGGACCCTGTTGATAGATCGGCCCATAGAAGCGAGCCGTCATCGTAAAATTAAGTGTCCAGGTAATTACCCGTTTGGAATCGAGATCTCCTTCGTACATCTTGTCAATCGTGAGATTGTCAAGGGTCGTGGAAACCTTGTCTTCGTAGCCCATGGCCGGGACGGTGTTGACCTTCATCGTCCAGTCTGGAGTGAAGAACGGGATGATCTGCTCGACGATGTTGAAATGGTCCATCTCGTTCTTCGCCTGAACGTACAGGGCGAAATTGAGCTTGTAGGTCGTCCACTTGTACTGGGAAAGCATCTCCTGGCCCGATGTAACGTTCGTGAGGCGCTGGAGCTGGGATGTCTGCTGTTCGGGAACGTGCTGAAGGCCCGTCATCTCATAGGCCATGCGAGGCGTAATGAATGCGAGCTGCTGGGTCATGTTCGGATCTTCGGTGATCCTTCTTAGCCACTTTTCCTTGGGACCATAGGAAACCGAGACGGGCAGCTCCTGGATTGTATTCCCCGAGGCGTCCTTACGCTGGATTCGGATGTCGTCGAACATCTTACCGAACACGGCGATATAGATGCGGAGGAGGCCGTTGAAGAAGTAGGCGTTGCCAAACATCTACTATTTATATGAACATCACTTCAGTTTTTTAGCAGACCGCATCAAGGTTGCATGGGCCTTACGATAATGTTTATACAGAATATTATGATTACTAGCCTTGTTGCTGGCATCATTAGAATGGTTGTAATGATAGCCAGCTACATGTTCATGTGCTCTCGCTTCACGAAAATGTTGTTCATATTCTTTAGTTCCATAAGCAGAAGCATGAGCTTTGTCCCAGTGATGTTGTGCTTTTTGCTGAAAATGTTCTGCTTGTTTTTTATGATGATCAGCTAAAATACTATGTTCCACATATTCTCTGTGGTGATGCAATGCTCTCGACTTGTGTCTGGCAGCAGTTTGCTCCATTTTTTTATTCATTGCCGTTATTCCTTTTAATACGTTTTCTTCCCGGCCAGGGGATTGTCTTCATCGCAGATAACCGACACATCTGCCGTGCCTTGGATCTCGTCGTTACCCGCGAAAGGATCGTTGTCGAGCGTATCGGTATTGTCGATGAGGAGATCGCCCGAGGACGTGAGGACGTTGTTGCCCGTAGCATCTATGATCTGACCCTGTGAGAGGACATCGGTCGAATACTGGGTCTGGAAGATATCGATGCCCGTGAAGCCCGTAGACAGCCGTTCGGATGAGTAATCCCATACACCGCAGGTAAGGGTGTATGTCGGCAGCACGCCAAGGGGGAAGAAGTCCTTGTCACGGTCGACGTGGTTGATGACGAAGATCCGGTTGAAGGTCGGGATGAAGATGAGATCGTTTTCCTTCGGGACGTTCGGCAGCACATAGCCCGAGGACGACTGTTCGACACCCCCGGTGAGCGTGAACAGGTTCGTGCCGGCGTAGGTGATCATCTCGGCCGTCGTGAAATAGAGCATCTCGTTGCGCTCTTGCGCCCAGCGGTGCTGCGCGATGGATAGAGTAAGCTTCTCGTCGAACGTGAGGCCGGTGAAGCGTGAGATGAGTTCGCCTGTGCCGCCCCAGTTCTCTATGGTCTCCGGGAAGGCTTCCATGTCGACGCACAAGGGGTATTCGGACAGCGAGTCTTCCCCTAGCAGGGGATCAACATAACCAGCCGTACGCGGCATGTAATAGACGAGGATGCCACCGATCTGGATGGCCTCTTCGGTAAGCGCACGTAAGAGATTCATCTCATTTAGGCTAGTGTAGTTCTGAAAATAAGGATTTAAAGGCATATTATTTTCTTAATGTCGGCTTTTTTGACAACCCAGACTGTTTGCCTTTCAAAAGTTTTTTTCTCTCTTTTGGAGTAAGCCGTTTATCCAACATAGGATCGTATTTAGGATAATACCAGCGATAACCTCTAGCATTTGCTATTTGACTGAACTTCTTTGCTTGTTTATAGAGACCATATCCTGGAACCATTGATAGAGCCAGATCTTTCATAGCATCCGAAGTAGGGCGATTTATCTCCTTATCCATCGCTTTCCTGAAACTATTACCATATTTCCTCTCTAGGTAATCACCTGCTCTATCAAAATGGCGGTCAAGCTCCCTCATGCCCTGTATGATTTTATCCGTAAATTGTCCATTATCGTCGCGCGGATGCAAGCGCTCAAACTCATTAACTTCAACAACGAATCGATGAAAAGACTTCATCACTCTACCTCGTGTTTCTTCACATGGTAGACATGAGCCCGAACGGACTTAGCACGTTTCTCGACGGCTCTATGAATACGATGATGACCGTCGAGGATATGATAAGTGCCTAGAACCTTCGCGAGGACCGGCTCTTCGTGATCGGGGAAGGCGTCGTACTTGCCACGCTTTTTGCCAATGTATTTATTGGTCGCCCGTATACGGTGCAAAGGCACGTTCTCAGGTTCAGACCTACGCGCGGTAGCTTTGGCCCGTGTGGCAGCAAAAAGCTTGAGCAAGCCTCTGGGGTTCGAATGATCACCATAAGGCGAATGAGGCAAGTGATGTGTCATGTGATCGGAGTTTAAAGGGTCACCGATCTCTTCCCTTACAAACTGCGCAAATCCAAGCATTAGTAAATCAAACCAATAGCCGGAAGCGTGAACTTCTTCTCCAGGTCCTCTGTCAGTTTTTCGATGTCGGCTTCGGCCTGAGCCATGATCTGCTCACCGTTGAACGTGATTCCGTTCAAGAGCTGTATGTTCGAATACTTTCCGAGGTTGTTGCCCCACTGTTTCTTAACGAGCGCCGTGAAATAGCGCTGAAGCCAGATGTCGCCATACATGCCTTCCACGTCCTGGGTGAAATAAGCCTCCATGACGAGGTAATTCCCAGCCTGAAAGTCGACCCAATCGGTCTCGATGAAGAGCTGGTTATTATAGCGATTGTACTGAAAATCCATCTTCTGGCCGAGCTGCTCGTCGAGCTGCTCCAGGTTCGATAGAGCGACCGAATATCCATAGATCTGCCCCGCGCCGCCGCCGAAATTGTAATTATACATATATGTATATTTGGCGTACGGGATTGGTGAAAACAGAGCCGCTCCATAGGATGTATCGTAGTTTAGCAGCCGCGTGACCTCCTGAACGTTTTCAGGGAGAGTGAGATACTCGTTAGTGATATCCTGGGCCTGCATCTGGTATTTCAGATAGCCACGCACCGTCCCAAGATGATGCCATTCCCGGAAGATGCTCAAGGCATCGTCGAGACGGTCCTCCAACTGATCATCAGACACATTTACGTTAATAACAGGTTGACCAAGTGCTCTTAGCGCATAACACTTTAGCTCTTCCCGGTTGGTAGGTTTCGTCATATATTTGAGTTCTCGCTCGAACTTGCTTCGAGTATTTATTGATCCGGCAAGCTAATCGAAAGGATAGTTGATCATGAAGAGCAGAGGCTTTGCGTCCATGGACCTCGAAAAACGGAGAAAAATTGCAGCGATGGGAGGACATGCGGTCAAAGCAAAAGATCGCGCGTTTTCCAAGGATCGGGACTTGGCGGTGAGGGCTGGACGGAAGGGTGGGTTGAACGTATCCAACGAAAAGCGCTCGTTTTCCCTCAATAGGGACTTAGCGGCCGCGGCAGGAAGGAAAGGCGGGGCGAATTCCAATGGATCCCGCCGGCGTGTTATGAATTAGACGAGCTGACGCGCAAACAAAAAGCGGCGGGTGATACCGCCGCTTTTTTATTGAGTACTCTTAACCAGGAGGTCGCCTTGAGCGACGTCCGGAGTGTCCTCCGTAGTCGTATCATCAGGGGTGACTTTGGCCGCACCGAATTCGGTGACAATTGCCGTAGCAAGGGCCTTGGAGGTCTCGGCCCTAGACAGCCATCCCGATCCATATTTCCAGAAGTTACCGAGACCTCGATAAAACGTTTCCTTGGCAGCGGAAAACTGTTCGATGAAAGTCGTAGGATTGAACGCGGCGGCGGCCGCTTCAAACACAGGGCCTACGGAACCGTCCTGAGTGATGTTCATAACGGCCTGAGCATATTTCACGGCATGACCGATACCGGAATTGACCCCGAAATCGAAGATGAGGAAAGCCATATAGAATGGCAGGTCGTCTCCCTTTATGGGGTCCCAGTAATGCAGCTTATAATCTTGAATAGCGGTATCGCGTGACAAATTCTTGATGTCATTCGCGGTGCCCTGTGGATTGATGTTCTCGCGGTAATCTTCGAGCGTCACACCCCATTTAGTGGGACCACCGGCGTCATCGGGATCGTCGGTATATTCGGAACCCTCGTAAACGAGGATTTGATCACATGCCCATGCAAAAGTGAGAAGTGGAATGATATTATTCATGCAATTATTTATTCAATCATATCTATAACCCAAGTTTGTCACGGAAGAAACTAAAGTACAGGATACATCGTCGTTTCCATCTTCCTGCACAGCTAAATCAAATCCTGTAGCACCGGTGACGGCGATAACGGAACCATTAGCTAAATTGGTAAGCCCTACGGCACCTGCGCCTAAAGGGCAGGATGAAACATTACTCCAAGTATTGCTGCTTGGAGTAAATCTATATGTCACAGACGAAGGTGCTGTCGTTTTACTGGAAGCACCACCAACTGCTAATACAGTACCATCTCTTAAAGGTGAACAACTTACAAAGCCAAGCGATAATGGTAAATGGCTTACTTGTGTCCACGTATTTGGTGACGGATCATATCGATAACATGATGTCGTAGCTATTGAGTTATTTGTAAATCCACCGACCACTAAAACGGAACCATTTGGAAATCTTGCTGAACCTGCATTCGTAATAGGAATTGGGTAAGATGCTGCACTATTCCAAGTGTTACCATTAAGAAGATAACACGACTGAGTGATAAAGGTTTCATTAACATAATTGACTTGGGTTGATAAATTTTGACTGTAACTCCAAGCATCACCGCCTACAGCTAAAACATTGCCATTTAAAAGTGTTGAACAAGTTACACCCGTTGCTGCAATTGGATAAGATGAGAATGCACTCCAAGAATTTGCGCTAGGACTATATAAGTAACAATTGCTTGTCGGTTCTAGTAAAGAATAATAATTCCAATAAGCGGAGCTTCCTGAATAATATCCCGAGTTAGACCAAGAACCGCCTACAGTAACAACACTATTGTTGGAGAGAACAGCTACTCCATTGAAACATATACCCAAAGGTACGTTTGCCAATTCACTCCAAGAATTGGTGACAACAGAATAACCATATGATGTAGTAGAAGTCGACACACTTGCATAAGTCTCTGGAGTAATCGGGAAATTTCCACCAAAGGCTATTACATAATTGTTAGAAAGTGTAACAGCAGATAGACCACCTACACTTATGGGATAAGAAGAAATTTCATTCCAAGTATTTGAATATGGCGTCGTCCCCCCAAAGATGCCGACCGGGAAAAACATGTTACTGAAGTGCCTTTACAAAGTATGTAGATACGCCATTTATGCGTCTAATTGAAACGATAAACTCAGCACTTGCGGATGTTGTGATTGTATCACCAGTTGAACTATTTACTGTGAAGCCTGAAAATGCTACGACACCTGGCGTACTCGTATTGGTAATTAGGAGATCAAATCCGCCATCATAAGATGGAGCGGTAATCGTCATGCTTCCATTATTCGTGACATATTGATAAGGACCGTTTCCAGGGTCGCACGTAAACGAACCGGTCCCTACGCTATAAGAGGTTACCCTAAATCCTCCTGAAAAGCTCTGTGCAGTTTTGTTCAGAAACGCAATACTTGAAGAATTAGAAATAGCTTGGCTGACAAAAGCCGTGGTCGCTAATTTAGTAGAGTTATCTCCAAAAGAAGGGGTTGTCGCTGTTACTGATGGCATTCCAAAATTAAGACTTCCGGTCGATCCAGATCCATTCCATAGATTAATCTGCCAATTTCCCGTCACGCCATTGGTTTGAATGACTAATTCTGTTGGTGAAGTCGAATTGCCCGTATAATCACTTGAGTAAAGGGTTAAACCAGAGGCATATGTATTCCCTAGACTACCAGTGTTAACGGTCAATGAACCGGTAACACCCAATGAACCAGTCACTGTTCCACCTGATAGCGGTAGATAAGAGGCCAAATTATTTTTTACGTAAGCTGTCGTAGCAATTGTATTGGCATTGGACGTATTTGCGGGGGTGGGAGCTGTCGGTGTTCCCGTCAATGCTGGAGAATTTATGGTAGCTACAGACTGCGCGACAAAATAAGTAGTTGCAATTTGGCTATTGGCTGCACCAATAGCGGCGGTACTACACGAAGGAACACCTGAAAAAGTAGGTGCATTTAGAGAAGCATAGCTCGAAAGTACATTGTTGACAAACGCCGTCGTAGCCACGGTGTTTGCATTCGACGTATTGGCCGGGGTGGGTGCCGTGGGCGTTCCGGTCAAGGCCGGGGATGCCAACGGAGCCTTTAGATTCAAGGCACTAATGCTCAAATTTGACTGTGCGAGCGCATAGGGCGTCACAACAATCGAATTATTCGTTCCAGCGTTGATATCCGACCCTGCGGCGGCCGTTACCGTTAGGGTCACATTGGCAGCAAGATTGCCCGAACCGGAAATAAGACCCGCGCCAATGATATTGGTACTCTGAATGGCGACGTTAACACCCCCGAGAGTTAACGTATTTACGACGGCTAAGGAATTGGCAGAAACGGAGTTCGCACCTAGCGATAAGATGCTTCCAGAATTAGCCGAGATCGAATTTGCCGTGACGACATTGAGACCCGTGGTAACGGAATTTATCCATCCGATTGCCGCGTCGAGTGCATTCACATAATCATTGACGGTATTAGATAGGCTAACTGTGTTTAAGTACGACATTCGCTATTTGTTGGACTAATTCTTTAAGTTCGGAGATTTCGGTCTCCAAATTATTTATTCGATTATCACGGGAAGCGACCGTGGCTTTGTTACGTTTGTACTGCTTTAGAGCAGCAACATTTGTTGACGAGACGCACTTGCTTTTTTTGTCTCTGATGCAGTGGTCGGCATTTACGACTTTAATAAACTCTGGCAACTGTCACCTACATCTGGAGACAGACCGCTCTCATATTACTTAGGAGCGGAACATTGGAAGAATCATCGGAAATCATCACGATCTTGATTATGTAGTTTCGGAATGAAGAGAACGTCACGTTGTTAGGACCGACGTACTGGTAACCACCATCAGGACCCGTCATAACCGAAGAAGGCAAGTTATAGGTATATTCTATGTAATCCGTCGGATCGGTCGCGTCCGAATAAGCTGTGCCATCCGGCACGAGTTGAACCCAATTATGGTCATTCGTCGCAAGCGTATCTTGGAAATTGGATAGCTTTACATACACAGGCAAGTCGGTTCCGGGCGGGCGGTATGCCGTGACATAGACGACGATATCCTCGGCATCCATATTGGCATCAAGAGTTGCTAAACGGGTAACATATTTCGCGGCTGCTTGGCCCGCATGAGGTGTCGTCTCATTTGTAGTCACATTGTTTATGATGTTACCAACCAGGATGACACCGCTCCTGGTGAGATCGATCACAGGAGACAGATAAGCGTCCGAGGTGGATAAAATGCCATTCAACTTGAATGAATGATCACCCAGCATGTTCTTTTCGTAAGTATTGGTATAGATTACGCGCTGTCCGAGACAATTATTATTGTTGTTCACCACACATGCATTATAGGAGCTATCCAATGTTCCCGTGTTAGAAGTTGTCTTAGCCGCCCAAGCAATAGATGTTTTCGGAAACACAAGCGATGATATCGTCGGCTGATAAACGTCATATTGGATATTGCCAAAGGAATTTAAAACACTGGAGAGGCCAGCAAACTGTCCAACAATAGTGTTGTTCACCTGAAACTGCGTATTTGACATAGTATTCAATACCAGCGTTCCGAGCGACGAACTGGACTGTAGGCCCGAAGGGAAGGTAACAGAAATAGTGTTAGAGGTTATGCCCGTAGCCGATCCATTCGCATAAAGAATGGTCATGGCATCGTTCGAGAAGTAGGAAGCCCCTAACTGATTGGCCCAAGGCGTAACAGTTAGAACATTATTAGACACGGCAGTAATATAGCCCGACGTGTTAGATGTAGACCCACGGACGATATCTCCGACGACGGGAGTTCCATTTGCGACATTTGAGAGAGTGATAGTGGTCGGACCAAATATCGGCTCGCCCGTCATAAAGTAGGCACCGCCAGTATTGGAAGATAGCTGCAAATACTCTTGGGGATCATTATAAAGAACGGCAGAACCTTGCACTGATGTGTTGAACTGTGCCACGTACAGATTAAACTTAACCTGCTGATTTGTTACGGCCGTATACGTTTGATCGTTTGACGAAACGAAAAGATTGCCCGACGCAGGATTTTGTATGACCTGTATACCCGTGGAGACATCCGTCTGGCCGAGAGTGGCGACCCACACGTTATAATTCGGGTTACTTCCACCTGGGAAAATCTTAAATCCATACATTTGACCGGCCGTCAGATAGATCGGCGAGTCGAAATAGAACGGCGTGGGGACCGTTCCATCCGCAGATACGTTAATATCTCCAGGATACAGGATCTTGGTAGATAGAGGGATGGTAGTGCTGGTAACCTGTGCGGTGCTGGGGTCAAGGGCAACGAGACTGATCGTAACGGGTTGCACCGGATCGGCGGTCTGGAAGAACAAATCAAGCCGTGTGACAAACACTCCCTCGGCCGTTTCACTGGAAGGCAACGGAACCGAGAAAGACTGTACAATGGGCTCATAAAGTGCCGCCGCTACGACTTGTGAGGTCGTAGTCGTCGAAGATAAAGTCTGAGTCTGGGTAACGCTCTGTGTCTGGGTCGAGGCTACCTGCGTCGAAACGATCAGATTGGACGTGGTATCCGTAATACCATATGCAGAATAGGTAGCCTCGGCCGAGGTGGTGACATCGCCCACGGTATTAGAATTGACCAAAGAATCCGAAAGCCGGAAAACGACCGAACCAACATTAAACTGCCGATTTGGATTATCAGGAAGATAGAAAACACCGATCACATTACCATTAGCATCACTTATCAAAGGATCGCCAAGAGTCGGAACCTCGATCCCCGTCGCTAAAGCCTGGTCCAAGGACGATTGCAGTGGTATATACGCATTCGTATTGGCGACTGAAATCAAAGAATTCTGGAAACTCACATTCGCCAGGGGAGCACAATATTGAGAGACCGCGATGTTGTCGAAAAATGGATAGAGCTGTGCATTTGGCTTCATTCCCGTGGCCACAAACACAATAGCCTGCGAGCGCATGTAGGGATTGAGTGATGTGTCAATCACATAATCACCGACCGTCGATGTCTGCTCTGAATAGGTCGTTAAGGAAGAAGTGCCCGTCCTGGTCTGTACCGTGTTGGTAGTAGATACGCCGTTCTGAATAGTAACGGTTTCTACACCGCTCGATCCGTAACGAGATAACTCCTCTTGTAACCAAGCAATTACACCTTGAAGAGGTTCATTGTCTGAAAAAAACGACGACCAACGGCTTTCAATTGTGGAGAGCCCATAATTGCCCCCAAGACGACCTAAGGTCAAAGTGCCACCGTTAATGACATACTGCGCGACAGCAGTAATATCTGTCAAATCACTGGCGCTATTAACAGTTATCTGAGTTGTAGTTGTATTCGACGTGCTCGTGCCAGTCCAGACGGTCTGCCAAGAATTCCAGGTCGTAACCCAGCCATTGTTGGCCTCCCAGTTATCATTCTGGTCGCCGACGTTTAGAACCACGTCTGCGCTTTGGTTCGTATCAACCCAGTAATCGGAAGGTGGGTATAGAGTTACGTTGCCTACCCAATCCCATTCCAGACCAGCAGCATTCCGTGTTTCTGTCGCATAGGGTTGCTGTATCGCGAGATAGTTGGTCCATGGCAGAGTTAGCAACGATCCATTGACAGATGGAACAACGCTCGTGATCTGATAGGTCGTCGGTGAGCTGTTGGTTTCAAGCGTGTAAGAATTAGCGGCAAATGTCCCGATGATATTTTCCAGATAAACTCGGTTGCCATGTGTTGCAACGACAGTGCCGCTTGCAGAATTGGTCTGAAAAGCCTGGCCTGCTACAAACGTGGTGTTATTACTGGCTAGTATCAGTGATACTGCGTTAGCGGATGTGACACAGTTATTTGAATGTACTTGATCGTAGTCAAGCTTTACCTGATTAAGGTAGAAGCGGGGGCGGCACAATTGATTTGTGGTGTCAATAGAGCAGAGGTATTCAACGTCATACACATTTACGATATTCGAGCCAGAGAAATTATCTGCAATGAACCCATTTTTGAATCGGTTCAGCCCGTTAGAGTCGAGAATTTGCAGCGCACTCGTGCTCTGCTCCAATAGGTTGAGACTGGAATAATATTCAAGCGCGGCGATGCGGGTCTCAAGCGCCCCGATCATCTGCATCGTATAACCCTTGGAACCCAACCAGGACGTCGTGACGGTGTTGGCCAAGGACGGATAGGGAGGCACTTGAACAGTGCCAAGAGCCATGGTCGAAGAAGGCGTCTGTGGCGTTACAGGGCTATCTGCCGGCGCACCACGAATGACATTGAGCCCTCCGGTTGGCGTAAGAGTGACGAGATCGACACGGCCCTGGTAATAAGAGAAGGAAGAGGTAAAGTTTGAGTCGATAACCGGAAAATGTAAGCCACCCGATGGCACATTTAGAGTGGAATTGGCAGACGGGTTGGTGGTAGCACCTGATATGGTAGCAGAATTAGCTGCTGTATTTACCAAAGCAGGGCGAAAATCTATGCACTGACGAAGACTGTATAAGGTACCATCCGAAGGTGACTGGAAGTATGGTATTAACTCCGTCCTAATCGTGGAGTTGCTCGTGTACGTCGTGTCGTCAACGGGGTACGAGTCGACTGTAAAGAAGCACGACCCCTGTGAAAAGTCATGTGAGAAAAAGGCAACATTGACCAACAAATAACGATCCAGCACGACGCTAGTGTTAGCGATGGACATAGAACCGAGACCATACAAATCATCATTCTGTCCTGTATTGAACAGAAAATATGACGAGACGTCGGTTCCGTCCGTTACATTAACAAAAGCGTTGGCTGACGTACGGCAGCTAATAACGCTGTAAATGTCCGCGAAACCCAATGAATAGGGGCCAACGGTATTAGCAGAATGGGTCGTAGTATCAATTATTACATAAGCGTTATTTAAGTGTTTCTTCTTCTCCGTTGCGTTAGCCTTAATAAGCTTACAGAAGACAACGGCCGAAACGTTATTGGATAGTGTTTCCTCAAGGTTGAAAGCAGCAGACGTCGATGAACTTGCGGTGATGGTACGTGCAGTGCCACTCGTACCATTTACATTGAATGGGACGATGTCGCCGCTAATATACTGCTTCGAAAAAGAGGACGTCGCATTGGATGTGGCGGGATGCCAAAGGGTTAGACTGGTGTTCGAATTGACATTAGCAACGCGATACAGATTGCCGCCAACATTTATCTTGTCAGATTCCCGGAGCTGTGTAGAAAATATTGTATTCGCGCCGGTAACAGTGGTATTGCCATTGACAGTCGTGACTGTTCCCTGGAGGGCAACGTTTGCGCTACCCTGCAAGACAACCATAAAGTCTTGGACCTGGGTACTATTTAACAGACCGGGAGAGTAGGGAAACGTTTCGCTTGAACTTCCCGTTGCAACGGTAAAAGTCCCCGAAGACGCAATCGTCACGGGAAAGGACTGTGTAAACTCATAAGAGTTTACAACATTGCCGTTGGCGTTTCTGATCGTCCGGATTGCCTGATTTGCAATGGGGAAGACGGCGTCGTCGAAACTTGCGTCATATAGATAAGCTGTATTTGACGAAGCATCGGGAATGATATCGCATACACCAGTATTTGAAACGATAGAACAGACAGCCGAAAAATCGTTGGCCGTCATTTTTACATCGTACAGATAGACGTTGAATGTTGCGGCAGCGTCGTCATAGTTGCCTGTCTGAAGCTCGACTTCACGAACACGAGCCGTGCCTATGATCGAACCATTATAGCTTCCAGACACGTAGGTATTGTTGGAGAGAGCATACTGGTTGGCACTGTATAAGCTTACAGGAGTGCCATTGACGGTATCGAAATAACCAGCAAGCTGCTTTACATTCGCATAGTTTCCGTAATTTGTCTGAATTGTAACGGAGTCAACATTGACATAATCAATGCCCTTGTCGATAAGATCCCACTGAGTGACATAGTACTGGACGTTATAGCCTTTTACAAAGGCATACCCAGGCTGGACACCAACGGCAAGTTGATAGGTGTTGCCACCATTATTAGCAGACAAATACCCGTTGTTGATACCGCTATCGAGACATTCGACCACACTGAGGTTCATGCCGTTGGCGACAAAGTTCCCAGTGGTCTCGTACTGTCTCTGAGCCAAAACGTCCATCACATTCGATAGAGTATCGGGCTGGTTTACTGACTGAATGACACCATTTGATAGCACGCAGATCTGAGAAAAGTTCGACGGTACAGACTCAGTAAGTCCGAGGATCGTAAGTTCGGGGAGCAGTTGAAGCCGATCCGCGCCCGGTGCGTTATAATTGTTGAAGCCTGCGGCATTAGAAAGAAGAGTTGGATCTTCTTCGTAATTTACGATGTTTTCGTTGACGATGATACCTACACGGCACGAAGGTGTCGAGCTTGCGGGATCAAGGATAATGGAACTTTTGGAAAAGCGAACGGGAAATCCTTTGCAAAAGAATATGCCGTCGTCGACTTTCATCGTCGAAGCAGATCCTAGTGCAGAGGTCAGGTTTATTACAGTTGCAGTGAAACCCGTATCAGATGAAATAATCTCACCGGGCGTAAATGTCGTAACGGAATTATTCGAACTAGAAGCAGCGGTATATTTTACAATGAGTAGATTTGTATTTGGTGAAGCCGCCTGTGTACCTGCCTGAACAAGGCTGACATGGGCCTTAACACCTGAAGTAGCACCAGTAATAACTGTGTTAGCAAAATTAGTTACGTTTACGGCATGACCGAACTGATCATTGTCTTGAAGCCGTACATAATTTGCGTTGAGGTCAATGTTAAACGACCCGCCTTTGATCCGGGTGCCGTCCTGGAATATGGAAGACGTGACGCGGGCATTTTGCTTCTGGATATAAGTCTGAAGAGCATTTAGCTCACGAGTCTGAAGGCCAACGGTAGGCTTAAATAGAACCCGCTCATAATCCTTGGTTTCGTCGGTGTCATCAAAATACGGATATTCCGATAGGTTGGTATCAATCCACGGGACCGTATTGTCAGCAGAATTCGTATTTGAAGTGTTTGCCATGTAGAAGGATTAAAGCGTTTTAAGTATTTAGTGTGATGGATCAGAATTCCATCACAATCTGGAAAGTTTCGGCTTGGTTCGGTGATCTTGATACAGAAAGCCTATTTTCGACGGTGAGGATGTTTCCAGTAAAAAGTTTAAGAGGAGATGCGGAAATTGCTGAAACAGTGCCGTGTGCAGATGACGATTGCCCCACGACGCTTTCCGCATTGGCAAAGGTGCCCGTCACATTGACGAGACGGAGGACGTTCGACGTATCATCGACGAGATAGCCCGTTGCCCCCGAGGTCTGGCCCACGATCTCCTCGTCGTTCGTGAATGTGCCCACGGGAGACGTGATGGTTAGATGCGTGGTCTGATCGTAAACGGCCCCTGTCGCCGGCGAACCATTGGCGAGGAGCGGATCAAGGATCAGGCCCAGCACCCGGTACTGGTTCGAGGCAGAAATCGTGTTGCTCTCGGTGCCATTGAGCTGCGCATAGAAGATGATATTGGTCCCGAATAGCTCTGACACGGCATCCGAACCATGTCCGCCCCGAGGGCTTACGTACGCGTCGAGGTTGGCTCCAGAACCGCCATTTGCCGAGGCCGTGGCAGATACGATGGTGTAGGAATTGCCCTTTGAGACGACGGGTACGGACGTTATGACACCCGTGTTGGAGACGAGGCCATAGGCCGTTAAACCCTGTCCATCGCCCGCCACCGTGATCTGTGCGCCGACGACGTATGAAGACGTGCCATCGGGCGTCGTCGTCCAGTTGGGGGAAATGGTGGCAACCTTGGTGGACCCGTTCCAGGCCGTGATAGTCCTGAGCTGACCCGCGCCAGTGCCTGAGGAGATATAGACGACAGAGCCGTTGAGCTTGCCCGTGGCGGCCGAAGTCTGGAGGGTGATTGTGGAAGCCGACGCCGTCGAAGCCGTGTTGGCATCGCCCGTAAAGCCCGTGCCGCCCGAAATGACGTCGATGACTTCGACGGAACCTGGGATTGCTGCCTGTTGTACCGACCATTGTGCCGATCCGTCGTTCGAGGCGATGGTTTGAACGGGGATGAACGACGGCGTCAGGAAGGTCGTCGCGCCCGAGGCCGAGACTTGATAGAGAAACTTCCATATGTATCCGTCCGCCGTCTGGAATGACGACGTCGACGTGCCCGTGGGCTGTACGGTGGATGTGGCCCCGCCATTGTTATACAAGCACTTGTACACGTTCAGGGCCGACGTGATCACGAAAAATGGTTCGGATATCAGCGAGGAATCGTTGTCCCGGTATTCGTTGTACACCGTGCCCGTCGTCCAGTTATAGCGGGGGACGCCGAAGGACATGTTGCCAATGGACACCTTCTTCATGGCATAGATCTGCCGCCACAGGTCGTAATCGGTCGAGAACACCGTATCGGCCGCAGACGGCGGTGATGACTCGTTGGGCCAGGGCGTAATCCGCGCGATATAGAGATATAAATTGTCCGTCGAATTGAAGCGGTTGAGGAAGGTATTGGCCTCGAATAGCCGGACGTGGTTCGTGATTATGCCTGACATGGATTACCGTGAGTCTTTAAAAGTATTTATAAGGCCGTTAATAAATATGGGATGCAAAGCTTCCAACAGTTCTTAAACGAGGCCCACCCGGCCTTTAACGATCATCCACGCTCTTTTGTACCCAACTTTGTTAAGCGCTGGCTACACAAGCCCAATACCCATGGAGTTATTCAGAAAACAAAGAGCAATATACCAGTCGGGGTCTATGCCGCAACCTACAAAGAGGATGGATGCCTGATTCTTCAGATAGATTTTACTGTGAACGAACACTACAGCAAGATTAACGATCTATCGTTAAAGGATGCTCAGGAGATTATGGCGTTAGTCAAAAAAGCGGTCTTCTTCTATTTAAATAAGTTTCGCTACTGCGATATAATTCTGCTTATCTGCGAGAATTCCCAGCGTTTCAACACGTTCTACAACTTTGCGGCATTGATGAAGCGAGCTTTGAATGGCAAACGTGTTTTTAGAGTTCATGAAAAGTCCGATAATCGTATGCTGTTCTATGTTCCGCTAACAAGCAAAGGGGACGATAGTTTGCTACGCCAGTACAAAGAATATTTGTAGCCCTAATCGATTATTTAGTAAGTGTATATCTGTCCGTTCGCGAGGGAGCCGCCTGCATAGGGGAAGACCAGCCGCATCGTGGTGTTGGAATCGACGGCCGCAACGGCGTTGGGTGCGGGAGCATTGGCCCCCGAATCGTCGATGATCTCCACGGGCTGGGACACCGATAGATAGGACAGGAACGACGTATTGCCGATGCCGATGACGCCCGTGCCGTTGGTAAACGTAGCGCCCTGCCAGCTCGCGACAATCGAGCCTGTGAATCCGGCGATGGAACCCAAGGTCGCGTAGGTTTGGATCTGGATGTAATCGGCCTGAACCGTCCATGGCTCGTAGGAAGAGGCGTAGGAGACCGGGACGGATACATCGGTGTCGTAAATGGCTAGCGGCGGCAAGGCCAGGGTGGACGTGGCGAAGGCGGAATTGCCGTAGGCCAAGGGCAGGGCATAGGCAACGGGAACGTCGAGACTGATGACCGAATTCTGGATCGACGCAATCGGAAGCTGTTCTTGCGAAAAGCCCTGAAACTGGGGGAAGAGCAGGGTCCCGGCCGGGTGGAGCAAATTGGCAACGAGCTGCTCATAGGCCGACGACGAGATCGGGGATTTCACGACATAGGAATAGGCTTGATAATAATAATCGTCCTGGAGCTTGCAGGGACCGTCGGGCTGCGAGTTATAGGTGTCGTAATAGCCTGGATAGCTGACGACGCCGCCTGCGATGATTGTGCCGATGGTGGCATTGGTTTCGTAGTCGACGACTTCTTCGCCCGCGACGAATGCTCCGATGGACGAGGCGTAATAAAGCTCGAAAATGAGCAAGCCGGCCGTGTAATAGGAGATGACGTTGGTGATGCCCGTGCGTGCTCCTGAGGTGCTCCCATACACTTCCCTGTTCAGATACTGGTTCGGATCGATGCCGGCCGCGGGCGTGATCTTGAGCGAGGTGAGGACGATCCATTCCGAGTTATCGAGACGGAAAATGTCATTGCCTGGATAGTAGAAATCGATCTCGGTGTTGAAAAACACCCGGAATAGGAACCTAAACGAGGTCTCCGAACCCCTTGCGAGATAAAACGGCTTGATATGCTTGAGTAGTAACCGGGGATCAGCAAGGGCCGACGAAGGGACCGTCGCCATGTACGAATCCCAGAAGGACGATATGAACTTGGCCTCGGTCTGATCGATGTCGAGTTCGAGCAGGAAATTGTTGATGCCCCATGATGGGTTGCCCTGATTGTCGAGCCAATCATAGTAGGCCGAAAGGAATAAGACGAACATCCGGGCATCTTCACGGACGAACTCCGGGAGACGGGATGGTAAAAGCTTGGAGGCTAACTTCCAGTCAATCATATGATGATGGCCGTGGCAAACCCGTTCTGCTGTAGGGTCGTCGTATCGCCCGCTGTATTGACCGAGCCGGAAGTGACGAGATTGCCGGAAGCGCTATCATATAGGTTGATGTTGCACTGGGTAATGAGCAAGATTTCGTTGAAACCTGGCGTCACATCCCTAAGCACCGGGGCCATGTTGATCTGGATTTCCCCTGATCCATCGACGACGCTCGCAACGGGAAGCGTGAATTGCAATAGACCAGTACTGTAATTGACCGTGCCTATGTTTTTGTTGGTGCCGTCCGGGGCCACATAGACCTTGCTCGTACCCGACAGATAGTAAGTGACGAGATTGCCATACCCGTCATCAGTGATGTACAGGGTCTGCGCGTAAAGCGGTACCGTAAAGCCCGTCGACGTGATCGCTCCCAGATACCCGTCATAGGGATGGACCACGGCCTGATGGAAGTTCAAGGCATAGGAGAACGACGAGTTTAGCTGGGGCGTGAACCGCTTCTGGACCAGTATCCGTGAATCGTTTCCGAGGATCGAGGGATCGGTGCCATCGATGGCCGCCGCGAACCGTGAAAAGTAAAAAGGCGATTGGAAGGTGCCGAGCGTGTTGGTCTCGAAGGTCTGAACGGTCGCGGAAATATTGGCAAGGATCTGGGTCGCCGACAGCGAAGTCTTCAGCGAATTGAACCACACATTCACCTGCGGAACGATATAGTTGAACGTGGGATCGATCAAGACCGTCTGGATGGCCATTACGTTTGAGGGCGCAAGGGCCGTCTGGATCTGGCTCTTCTGCGAGGCCGTCAGGGTAAAGCCCGTCGTTGGCTTAACGGAGATATACACCTTCCCATAATCGGGCGTCGTATTGTGTTCACCGCCCCATACCGAGACGGCCTGGATGTTCTGAAACTGAGAGACGATGGCTTGGGTGTAGTCGGCCGTCGTAACATTCCGGTACTGCTGGGTATAATTGCGCGGGGCGTTGAACCGGATGGAGTCGATGCTCTCCTTGTCGGACCCGCCCGTGGCTGGCGTGTTGAGATTGATCGTGGCGATGGCAACATTCGGGATCGCGGCCGGGAGCGAGAAGAACTTGCACCCATTGGGGGCAGAGGTGTTGCATACGGTGTAGCTGATGGAGATGACGTTACCGGGTTCGGGCTGTGCTCCGAGCACGCCGTCGCCGAACTGAAGCTCGAAGAGGCCGTACATGTTCTCTTGGAAGAAGAACACGTTCGAGTTGGCCGTGACACCGAGGACATCCGTAACCCGCGTCCATGGCGTCTGCGTCGTGGAGTTGGCATTGGGAAAGACCACGACGGACAGAGACGTCTCATCGATACCGGCATTGTTGATAGGAACGGTGAGGGTGTTGGAATAGGCCGGGACCGTATAAGTCTGGACGACGGGATCGCCCTCGTACACCGCAACCGTCACCATGTAAGCGCCGTTCGCGTTTTTGTTTACGGTGTAATCCTGGGTGGTCGAGAAGGTGTAGTTCTGGTTATTGACCTGTCCGGTGAAAGCTGTGCCTGCGGGGACGGTGACAAAGTTCGTCGACAAAGAGTATGGGACCAGTGCTAGGTCGAGCACGGCTACGGCCGAACGAGCCGACTTTGGTGTATAACCGACGGCCTTGGCCGCTGAAACCATAGGTCCACGCAGAAGGGCTGAATCAATGAATGCTTCATTGAACAGCATATTTAAATAATAGGCTTTGTAATAGCTGTCGTGTGCTAGGACATCTAGCAGTATTGATAAAGCAGAACCGTCGAAGTTGTAGTCCCGGAAAACAGTATTGCTTTGAAAAGAGGCCAACAGATTCGAGCGCAGAGTCTCGAAATCAAGGTCGGAAATAGGTAGTTGAGCCATGTGTCCCGGTTTTATGGATATTTATTACCGGCACAAAAAAAGCGCGAAGCCCGCGCTTATCTTATTCGTTGAATTGGTATTGTAACGGTGACGGGGAAAAGATTGTTGACGATACTGAAAGTGATAGACACGCTCAGAGCGTCGTTATCGACGTCTTGAACGACGTTCACTGACAGCACGTTAGCGCGAGGCTCGTAGTTGGCTAGTGCCGTCGCTATTTGATTTTGTAGAGTATATGCCGTGATCGAATCGAAGTTCTCAAAAAGAAGAGCAATCGTATTCGTTGCAAGTAGAGGATGATGAAAGCGTTCAGAAAAATTAGTCAGTACGATGTTACGCACACCCTGCGCGACCGAGTCTACGTCTTCCACTAAAACGACATCGCCCGTAAACGGGTCTGGTAGAAACTGTAGAGCGAAGTCTACATAGATGGAGGGAAATTGCTGCACATGACTATTTAGTCATGTCAGTTAGAAGAAATCCCTCGGCACGGAAAGAAGCCAGTATAACTTTCACCGGATACAAAATCGCGTGTAAAAATCCTCGGGTTCACATAATCACCACCAGAGTAGGAATAAGGACCGGCGATTCCGACATGAAACCAGGAAATCGCCGAGTAACAAAGACCCATCTCGACGAACTGAAGGCCGTTTGCTCCGTTCAAGGCATAAAGCACGTCCCCGAGCACATTATAAATGTTAGAGGCAGAGGATAACACGGTAAAATCTATAGCTTCTCCTGAAAAATGCTTTGATTCATTGAATGTCGCATTAGGAGCGGATCGCTCTGGATCGAGATATGCACATAGAGGTTGGATATTTCCCCAGCCAAAATAGGAAAGCAAAGGCTGCACGACGCCGTACGCAAGATACTGTAGGTTAGCTGCGATCTGCCAGTCCTGGGCGATCAACGGCGGCCGTCCGGTAGCGAACGGGTCGAATTGCAATGGATCATAATCAACGAAAAGCGGCGATGTTCTTTGAAGCTGAAACGGTGAATTAGGGGTCGTGTCACCGCTCGTTAGAGCATCAAGAGAGACGCTGTCCGAGATCATCACTCCTGGTTGGTATACAAAATTGGCATCAATGGTCGGCGCATTGGCAGGAATAACAATCATGCAGATGCTCCCACGACTGCACCATTCGTAGTCGAGGTCAAATTCGAGATGTTGGTTGCTCCTGGAAACGCAAGATTGGCAATGATGACCGAGGAAGGCGTCGTTGCAAGATTGTTCAAAATATCCTCTGAATGTAATGCGAGCGTCACGGGATCGCCAAGCACGGAAGTAAGCTGAAGAGTGTTGGCTTGTGCGAGCTGTGTTTGCGACGGTGATGGATTAGTTGCGGCCGGAGTAGGCTGTACCGTAGCTAACGAAACCGGCGTTAGAAGGTTTGCCATCACGTTCTGCACACCATGAGCAATCGGGCCGTCAGGCCCCGAGGTCGACCATGTGTTATTAATTGCCGTAATCGCCGTTAACAGAGAACTCGCGATATTTGACGAAAGAGAAGCCGGATTCACCGAATTCGTGAAATTTGTATTGACGGCAAGCGGATTCCATTTTTGCATAGCGACATTCTTATTTGCACGAAAGAACGAATGCACCCACGCATTAAGATGTTCGATAGGCGAAAGAGACGGATGAGTAACCGTTCCCATATATGTCGATGCAAACATCTGCCATGCCGCAGAATCCTGGTCCTGACGGGCAATGAGTTCGCGGATCGTCATATGGCCACGCTTATTGGCCATAGCTCGCGCCCATGCCTGCGCAATAGTCGGAGGAAAGTTTGGCAGTCCGACTATGGAAGCTTCGGCAACAGTGGGATTATGCCCTGTTGAAATCATGAACTGAGCAGCATTGTTGTTTCGAACATTGTTAGCAACATACTGTCCAGGGCTAGAAGCTTGCACGGGGCCGCTCGGGCTGTTGGTGGTCGATCCAGCGGCTTGCAGCGCGGCACTCTGGTAAGTGTATCCATTATTAGGAGACAGAAATAGATTCTCAGATCCCACGGCCTGCACGGTCATTCCACGATTTCCGAGGCTAGTAGCCCAAAAATTCGTAGCGCCGTTCGTCAGATTAGAGCCGGCCTTCGCCGTCATCCATGCCTGGAGAGCCTTCTGAAACTCAGGTTCATTACCCGTATAAGTCTTTGTTGCGAGGTAATTTGCCCCCTTGCCGCCAGCATATCCCGTGATGCCGTTGTACCCCGAAAACTGACCAGGAGCGAGAATCTGGCCCGTTACGGTTGGGGCATTCGGTGTACCAGCCTTCTTGGACTGCCCGGCTTGCGCGATCAGAACTCGATTACGCAAGACTTCGGCGATCCTGATCATCTCCGCGAGCGCACCATGCGTTTCGGATAAAATCATCTGCGCAGCGGCATAGTCATCGGAAGCCGAACAAACTAGCACGGGGTTAACGGGCTGTCCCGATGCAGCAAAAGACCCAGAGTTGCCTCCTTGTCCGGTTGCCGCATTCGTTGCGATATTAGAGGCCATGTTCTGAGGGCCTCCCCCCGTTAGCTTATTTGCCATTGATATATTTGCTAGATCCTGGGGTGATGGAATCATCCACGATCCTGAACTTACGGAACGTTCCCCTAGATTAAGGGTTGGGACGCCCCCATCTGCAATCGTGTATTGTCCGAGAGGAACCCCCGTGTAACCGTTAGGAGATGCCTCTGATAGCGGTAGTCCAGTTTGGTCAGTTAATGCGTCGGCCATGTTTTATGTCGAGGTCGTAGTTGGAGCGGCATCATTCACCTGCGAAGCGGAGTCCTGAGAGTTTGTCACTGCTGCTGGAGTCACAGACGTCGCAGACAACGAAGAAGCGGTTCCTTCGACCGCCTGTGGATCTACACTCGCTACCGCCCGAGATGAGGCAGCAACTAAACCTCCCCCAGAACCTGTGTTACGACCGATCTGACTGAGGGTATTCGCCTTGGCTTTTATAGCCGTCATTGGATCAGCAGCAGTTGAAGCAGGATCTGATGACTGAGGACTATTTGGATCATCGCCCATATTAGTACCTAAAGCCAGCTCACCATAGGGAGTACCAACGGCTGGAATATCCGGAACATTCTTTGATGAAAACTTAGTAGCCCTTACTATGCCCTTACAGTCAATGTGATTACCCTGCATGACAACGTCGCTACCAGCCTGAATATTAACGGAATCGCCAGATTGCATTTTGATTTGACCACCCGTGCCGAGCGAATATTCCCCCAATGCTTGGGCTAGAATGTTACCGCTTGGTGCTGTCAACGACATACTTCCGGTAGCCGACTGGACCATCATATTGGTATTTGCGAGAATTGACGTGTTACCACCAGAACCAATGGCTATGTCTTTGTCCGCTCGGCTGATAAGGTTTGCATGCGTATCCTGGTAGATGTTTCCATTTGCTTCAAATGACATATCGCCTGGGCACTGGATGTTCATGTTGGCACCGGCTTCAAGATTGATCTCATCCCCGGCTCGAATATCAACGCCACCGCCATCGGCAATTAACTTAATCGACCGAGCCTGGATCACGAGATCACCCGAAAACTTTAAAACACCAGACCCAAGAGAGGTAAGGTTCAAACTGCCACCGGCGTCGATTGTCGCCGACCCATTGCATTTATGATCAATGTTACCAGCAGCCCAAAGGCGAGCCGAACCATTACCTGCTGAGAGAGCGAGGTTTTTATCAGCAGCGAGAGAATAGTTACCACGAGAAACCGAAGTATGGTCTCCTCCCGTTCGTTGAGTGTGATTTCCCTGCTGATCCCACTCCTGGTAAGATAGAGGGGCTACGATCTTCACCCGGTTTGCGCCCGGTGTCGAATCCAGCACAACGCCATTGAGCATGGGATCAACCCACGTCTTTACAGTGGTGGCTGAGCCGACATCCGAAGACAATTTTTCGCCAGCCGCACCGCCGTCCGCGAGCCGATAGGGGTAAGACCTGGTCGTATCTTGTGCGGCATTTTGATCCGATTTGGTCGTGATCGTTGGATTATCAGGGCTCTTGGCATATGGCCCGATAGAAACGGCCTCGCCCGAATATTCGTTCATCGGATTGTAGCTCGCTAATGAAGGAATGCTAAGTGGACCACCCGACGAATTGTTGGCGAGCTGACCAATGATACTCGCTGGGCTCGTCGTCGACGGAATGATGCTCGGAGGAGAAAGGGAAGATGTCTGATTTATTGAAGCGGCCGCGGTCAGGGCCGAAATGTTCGGGATAGAGGATGGTGTGAAGCCTCCCGTAACGCCGTTGGCCGTGTATGTAAAGTTGGATAGAAAAGCTGCCGAGACAGCCGTGGACGAACCAGACTGACCAAAAGCGGTTGCCGTATTTGAACCTGGATAACCCCATATCCCCGCTGGATATCCCGTGCCGCCTATTGATGGATCCTGCGAAAGCTGCACATGCAAGGGCATCGTCGATCCAGATTCAAGCTGTGGAATCCCTATTCTGTTTGCGCCAAACGCCGAGGCGATGGAGGCGTACATCTGAGCTTGGTTGTAAATGATGCCCGTAGAACTGTCCTGAACTGAATAGGAATAATCCCACCCGCCCGAGGGAATGAGATCGATGGACTCGCCCGATGAATGGTTCAGGGACTCCGAATTCACGCCGCCACCCGCAGGCACGATCAAGGTTACACCGTCGACGTTCTGGGCATAGGTCGAAACGGCATCTGCGATGAAAAGCGTGGCGAGAAATATCTGAGCGTTGGTGCCGCCGAGGATCGTGGATTGCTGCGTCAAAATGCTGGAAGACAACGAGGAAGTGTCCGAATACACACCCGACCCTGACCAGATCGAGGATGACCCCGAAATGGCCGTCGTACCAGCCACAGACTGGCCCGTGGACGGCAAGATCGAACCCGACGATACGGCAGCGGCGGTGGCCGTCGACGCCGTTCCTGAGCCCGCTGAGAGGGCGGAGATGGCCGAGGCTGCCGAGCCCGTGTAACTCGTCAATGAGCTTAGAGATGGTGTCCCTGCCCCCGTAATAGGGGTATTAACGGCCCCTGTCGGCCCGAGGCCAGAGGATACGCCAGCTCCATCTGACTGGGTGTAAGCCGTAGCATGAACGCCGTGAAAGGAACCCATTACGACGGGATACTGACCCCTTCGGCCATCGGCAAAAAAGCCACCGACCCAGCTTCCTACCTGGAGGCCATGGGTCTGACCCGTGCCCCCCTGAGATGCAGAAGTGCAAGGCATCATAACCTGTGCCCACGGTAAGGACGTGGTCGGCAGCTTTTGATAGTCCTGAGCGTGAAATCCGTAAATGCGTACCTTAACCCGGCCGAGTTCCTTGGGGTCTTGGGTGTTTTCGACCCGTCCCATCCACCAAATCCATTCAAACCCCATGAATTCCTGGCCAAGCATCAGGAGATAACCTCGTATGTTTTCAGATATTTATCGCCGTTCATGAAATCGGAGCGTTCGAAGGCGTCGTGGGAGCGGAGATCGTCGAAGAGGTCGCCGAGGATGAACCCGAAGCCGATGAATGGGAGACGGTCGCATCGAACGCGTTTTTCACGCACTCGATAATCGTGGTGTAAGGCATCGGAGCGTTGTAGGTGTACTTGTGACGGACGGATGTAACCAAGTAAGTCCCTGTCCAGTACTGGTTTAGGGCTCCTATGACGTCGTCGGTGCCCCCGACCTCCTGGAAATAGATGTTGATGAGATCACCGGCGCAGCGGTCGGAATCACCTGGGATCGTGAATTCAAGGACCGTCGCTCCGAGCTGGGCATTCGCCGACACAAGCCATGGGAGAAAGTCCTGCCGCTTGCGGGGATAGGTGCCGTAGGTCGAATCCTGCGCTCGGTTGGTAATCAACATCCTTTGATGGGATTGGCCCGGTAGATTCATGAGCTTCGAGTTCGGAGCGATAATCTGTCCAGAGTTGCCACCGACGTGCGCGAAGTCCCCAAACTGTTGATTATAAACGAGGTGATCGTACAGGCCGACCTTGACCTTCTCGAACTTTTGCAACACGGGATCGATGGCATACACCGTGTTGTCGTACAGGCCGTCGATGATCCCTTTCTCGATGTCGAATAGAGACCGGAAACGTAGACCTGTCATGGTCCTGAAGTCGGTTCCATTAGAGGTGGAAGTTGTCGACGAACCCGTGCCCGATGAGTTGGTGGGATCGTTAGGAAGCGACTGTTCGAAGCAGTAATAATTCTGAATGGTCTGCGATTTCTTTATGAGGTAATCGACCGAACAAAAGAAATACTGCTTGTGGGTCTGGAAAAACACATAGTTGGATGGCTTGTTCGCGGCGGATTGAGCCTCGGAAGCGAGAAAGTTCAGGGTCTCATGAGGAGACATATTGGGGATCGTAAACTGATGCTGGCCCGTGGATGCCTCTACTTCGACCCCCAAGGGGTTTCCGGTGGCCGTAGAGGCTATGGCGGCCGCGGTACCGACGATATTCCCTGATGCGGCGGCGGACGCAATTCCACCGATCCCACCCCCGGTCAAACCCAGGAGCTGAAAGACCTTCGAGGCCATATTCGAGATCAGATCCGGGCCGTACGCGATGTTGATCGTCTGTGTCAGATTTTTGAACTGCGAAGGCGGGATCAGTTCCAACGCATAGATCGCCGTACGCGTCTTCGTGATGTTGAATTCCTTGAGCTTCGAAACGTAGAACTGGGTTTGGACCCAGTTGTAACTGAAGCTGTTGGGCGACTCCGAAGGCGTGCGGAACTGGAACGATAACGTCTCATCACCAACGATGGGGAGGCGGGTCGTGAGCGCCAGGGCGTCCTCGATCATTACGTCGGCCCGGATGTGGTTCGACCAGATCGACTCGTAGATGTTGAACTCGCGGACCATCTCAGAGACGTTCTGAGTTTCCGAGCCGTCGTAGCTCGTGAGATTGACGTATCCGAGGTCGATTGCGCCGGGTATCGCGGGAGGGGAGGACGAAGTAGCCAAGTAACCAACTAAGTTTTGGATATTTATGCCCCCGGCCAGAAAAAAGGCACAAAAAAACCCCCGGCGCTCGCGCGACAGGGGTTAACAAATCTTATTCCGGATTTGGGATGTCGACGACACCAACTGCCCAACTTCCAACCTTATTGCCGTTGATATCATAGCAGCGGCCATCTGCATGGCCGTTCTCTACTTTATCTGCGACGGCACGAAGAATTCTGGCGAGTTCATAGTTGGGGTCGTCTTCAAACGCAGCATTACCTGTGTCTATTTTGAGTACAAACATCTTATTCTCCTCCTATGTCCACAGTATGTGGCTAAAAGCCGTTAAGTTGAAGCAGTGGCCGAAAGTCCTAGAGTTCACATATCCTAAATACTTAATAACCGAATATTTCGCGATCACATGCTGACAATACACGTTTTAATGCTGGCAATGATCGGCGGTATAGCAAAGCATCTTGACGGTTATATTCAGAAGAGACATCTATTTTCATGGCGTATCCTATACATAAATGCTCTTGTTTCTATGTTTTCGGGTTACACCACGGCCGAAACTGTAATCGGATTGACCTCAATCGATTCCTGGGTACTTGTCTCGGCAGCCCTCGGTGGCTTTGCTGGTACCGAGGTATTAGAAGCTATTTTCACTTTCTTTCAAGGGCGTTTCTTTGTTCATGTCGATGAAAACAATAACCAATCCGATACCAAAAAGCCAAGGCGGCGACGGACGCCACCTCACTCCAAGTGAGTACAAGTTATATCTGGCCTCGGCAGTTGCGGCCGTCTGGGTGTTTATATCCACCGCACTGATCCTCGAATTTTCGGGTCAGCACCTGCGAATTATGCGGCACGAACAAACCCTTGGATATAAAGCGGATCAAGACCGGGAACCCGTCTGTGGCTCTCCGACCTCCGCTCACATCATCAAAATTTACAAATAAAAAAGGGGAGCCGAAAGCTCCCCTTAATCATCTTCGGTCGCGCTCCCCAAGGGCGCGTTATCATTCTGTGGCCGCCTAAACGGCCTAAGAGTGCGTCCATCAATTGGTGGAATGATCCACGCATGTTTCGTTCTGGGGCGGAGGGGACGACCTAAAGCACGAGGCTTATAGTCAGAACCGTCAGAAAAGACCAATTCGGGATAGAGTTCCTCATCGGTTTTGGAAGGACGGTCATCCTCCTCCGGGACGCTTTCGAGCGGGGTTATTTGAACGGCAGGTTCTGCAATACTCTCAGCCCCTGATAGCGCAAGCCACCAGACGCCAGACGCCAGACATTCCAGAGTAACGGCGAGCGCAATGGGCAAAACCATTTCCACTGTCTCCTCCGATACCCCCGTAATCCACGAGAGAATATGAACAGCAGGGTCGGCGTATCGGGGCTTCCCCCCCTTCATACCGTCCTCTGCATCATGGATTTCCTTCACTGTAGCCCTCACAACGTCACAGAACTGTGCGTCTGCGTCGTTGCGAATTTTGGTGCAGCCGTCCGTCCTGTCCCATCTGGGATTGGACTTCTGCTTGTCGCGATCCCCATTGGCCCTTTCAAGCTTGGCTTTCGCCAAGTCGTAGGTTCCGACTTTGACCACCTTCACGTCAACCATCTCTGCCCGGTTGGAGAAAGTGAACGTCGCGGCATTGTAGAGCACGAATGCAAAACCAATGAACCACAACAGGAATCCGGCCGCTTTACCGACCACAGTGCGTGCAGTGCTGAAAGCACGCGGTAGAATGAATGGTGTGATGACGACGACGCTTACGAAAGCGATACCGAAGAACTGGCTTTCCAGCGAGCCGTCGAGAGCTTGTTTAAGACCGTTCGAATATGCTGCGAAGATCTGGCAAGCCATGATCCCCGCCCCACCTGCGCCAAGGATCACTTGGCTCAAGGATATATTTCTCATCTTTCGGATGACCCCTATAGTTGGGGTTGAACTGCGGCTAAGCGCCGCGACCACCTTGACCTTCATCAAAATGGACTAAGAACGACAAGAGAGAACAGAAAAAGGGAGCCGCGAGGCCCCCTTGAACTGCTTTGATTGTAGTGAAAACCGTATTAGGCGAGCGTCCATCCCGTACGCGGAATATTCAAAAGCCTTCCATCTCGTTCGAGCTTCTTCGTGATGTTGGAAATTGAGCCTGGATTTTTGATACCACGCTTTTTAAGTTCTTCCATCAGGACGCTCGTAGCGACGGGCTTTCCGCCAGCAAGCCTTACGATTTCAACGGCTTGCTCTAACATTTGCTTGGTCTCGGGGGAGATCGCCTTCCCAACACGGCCAGATACCGTGGGGAGAATTTCTTCGGTAGTCCCAGATTCGGTCATCAAATCTCTGGACTCATAACTAGCTGGCATCTTTCGACGGCCAGCTCCTGACAGCAGGTGATCGACCGAACTCCGGGATTTTAGGTATCCTTCAAGAAGCATGATTTCTCTTTTGCGAGTTGCAATCGCTTCTTTGACTTCACTTTCCCAGTCTCTTGTCATTTTAGAATCGCTTTTATAACGTGTTGCGTTGCAAGTTCCCGCTAACACACACGTTATAAAATATGTGTTAAAAAATCAAGGCGCTACGAAAAATTCACAACTTTTGTTAAGTTGTGTTGATGAAAGCAGTCACTAAAAGTGCTTGGAATAGTCACAATTTTTCGGAATATGTGCTATTCGGACTGTCTCCATGAAAGCATCTGACGCCTTGGACTTAAATTCACTAAAGCCGGAAAAGGACCGGCGTTCAACGAATTACATCTGCACAAATTTGTCTTGTGCGCGGGGGCGTTACCCGCTATAAGCAGGCCACCTCCTTGTAGACGAAAAGGGGCAGCGGTTACCTCCGGCTGCCCCTTTTTGTTGCTAGGCTTTCACAAAATAGCCATAAACGCAGCGCGTTCCATCCCGCGAACAATCGTGTGTGTCGTGTATCACGCCGTCGATGACGGCCGTCGTATGCTTTGACAAATTCACGATTAGGCGTCCAGGGGGCAGTTCATCTTGTCGCATATGGACTTTGCAGCCTTGCCCTATTTTCATCGTGGGGACCCACTGATACCCGAGGTCCTTGAGATATCGATGCATGGTTGCCTTGAAAACTCCATCCCTGGCGGATGAGCGCTTTCCCTTACGCCGCTTCGAGTTGGGGCGCTCGGTTTGGGCTATGGCATTGATTTCTTGATACACCTCTAGGTAGGGTTTTCCCGTGACGATGGCGATTGATCGGCAAACACAATCACCGGATCTTCCTTTGAAGCCGGCGGCTGATCTGCCTCCGTCATCGAAGACGTATCGCATGTTTTTTGGTCCTATCCTTTCAGTTATGACCTAAGGGCCAGCCACGGAGGGCTGGCTAATGTAGTTAGGTGTCGGTTGATTGATGGCCGTACAGCCAAAGCCCTCGGGCTTTGCATTCCTTGACGGCGTCGTCGAAATTTGTGGCCTTCAAGAGGGTTTTGTTGCGGACATTAACGGTACACCACCCCGTTCGGTGTGGCCTTCCATGTGACCCGCAATGAACCCAGGCGTCTGCCCCAAATGCCTTCGCGTCGTCCGTATCAATCTCTACCGACATTTCCACCTCCATTTGCTGTTGAAAATTGGCTAACATAATGATATTCGGATGCAGCACCTCCATGGTCGAAGGCGCGAGCACCACGGGGACGGAAGCACCACCTTCCGTCCCTTTTTTGTTGGTTAGTTCTGACGCAAATGCCTTAGCTCATCGGCAAGCTTGCTTGGTGGACTGTACAGACTTGCAAGTTCCGGAAAGTCCGGATGACCAATACCGACATGGTCCATGAGGAAATGATTGGCCTTGCCGATGGGCGAGGGCATCGTGTGATACCCTGCTTTCATCAACAGCGCCTGTGCCTCACGGGACGCCCTCTCGATCTCTTCGAGCAAGTCTGCCACCATAGCAAGTTCCTGCTTAGTGATTGGCATTATCTACTCCTTTCATCAGACGCCGAGCACCACCCCGGCATGAAGACGCCAGGGGGTCGGCCTGGCGCTTTTCGATTCTAGGAGGGGTTACCTCCATGGCTATCAAGTAGTTGCATTAGAGAATGCTATTCGACCCGTTCCTTCCGGTATTTGATGAACAGGACGATGCCGCCTATGATGTCATAGGCGACCCAGCCTGAAAGAATACCAATTATCGCGGGGACGATGTATTCGTGCATTTTTACCTCCATGGTTGCATCTTCAAGCACCGAGCACCACCTCGGTACTACGCTATTGCGTTTCGCATTGGAGGGCGGAGGCCGAAGCCCCCGCTTAGATCAATAAGTGTTCCTGTCCTGACCATCCGGGCCACGAATGCCGCGTAAGATGTTGACGTGATCGCTGGGACGATTGATACCCCATGCTACCGAGCCATCCGCATAAGGATAGGCATATACCTCGGCACCATCTGGTAATGTCGTTCGTTCGCAGCTCTTCGTCTTTCGAACCTTATCGACGATAGCGTCGACTTCCGGTTGGTACATTTTAGATTGGCCCACTCGTTTACTCCATGGCTGCATCTTCAAGCACCGAGCACCACCCCGGTACGACGTATTAGGTTTCGCATTGGAGTAAGAAAATTTACTAAGACTAGGGGTGAACCCCTAGCTTACAATTAGCATGGCTCATTACAAACTTGGCACTTGGCATCCCCACCGTAATAAGGACACCAGATGAACTCTGTATTCCAGTGCCGGCCGACCATCGGATCGCTTGTGAGTGGACCTGCTGGTGGAAGCGGTATTGCCGCCTCCGCACAGGCATCACAATAGATCCGTGTCATTGGCTTACGTGAAATGGGTTCACCTCGTACGTTCTCTGTCGGTAAGCTAGGATGAGTGCCATTAAAATAAGTCATGTTTACCTCCTGGTTTAATATAGGCTAACACTCGGGGCGAACCCCGAGCTTACAATTACTTCCGCATCATGTTGATTACCGCGCGTTTTAGGCGCTTCCAGTTTTCATCCCGGTCAGCCACTTTATAAAATTCGGCTTCACCTGTTTTTCGTTGCATCGGAATGAGAGGGCAAAAATACAGAGAGCCAGACCAATCTTCCTCGCCTGAGGTTAAGCACCATGCAGGTGCATGACCAATACCAAAGCCAGGAGCACCAAGCATTCCCATCGTTTCCGAAAGGCTGCCAACGGAGAAATTTCCCCTGACCCATTTAAGGAACTCGTCCTTAGTTAAGATCGCGCACCACTTCTGATACTGATCGTCACCCTCCGTTTCCGTCCACTCACCGATATCAGGTTTATAAAATTCGGCTCCGTAGAGATTGTCTGGATGGCAGTCAACGGCGTAGATACATGAGAAGTACATGTTTACCTCCTTGTTAAAAGTGGCTAAAAGCCGAAGGCCGGCATGGGATGTGAACCCCATGCCTCTGAGCTAGTTTTGTATCTTCTGCCAGTGAGCGTTGGCAATGGTCTTGGCCTCGTCGAGCGTAGCAGCCTCGCCGATCTCGACACCACCGTACAACACCTTAAAGCCAGGACCAGGATGGGGTCCATAGCCCCGGCCTGGAACGGCGATATTGTACTGTTCGAAACCGCAATTGTGCGTGCGCTGATAGATAAAACCACACCCATCTGGTTCAGAAGAAAAGTTAATGCTCATAGATACCTCCTTGCCTTGAAATAAGGCTAAAAGCCAGACAAGGGGCGGCGACGGCCGCCCCTTGTCTTATTCGGTTATGTAACGACGTTTTCGCTCGAAAGCTTCCTGCACTCATTCATGAGACGAGCGTATTCATCGAAGTCGTAAAACATCTCCCACACTTCGCAGATGCTAGCCAACTGATGCACCAAGAGGCGTACCGCAGGGTCTTTGCAGATCCCTTCCGTTGACCAGTGTGGGTCTTTTCTGATTTCTTCACATGCTTCGATTATTCCCAGAGCAATGCCCGAAGGATTGCCCGCTCCTGCCTGAGCATAGAGAGCTTTATCAAAACGATTGCGCATAGTTACCTCCTGTAGTCCTGAAAATGGACAAACGGAAGGGGGTTAACCCCTTCCAATAGCAACCAGCCAGTAGATCATTCCATCTTTACCAATGGTTTCGATGTCTTTCTCTGGTTCAACGACCGGTAAATCTTCTGAAAGCTGCATGAAATACTCATAAGCGTCATACCAATCAGAAAAGTGTTCAGCGTGATTTTCTGGAAGGTACCCTGGAAAATTGGAACCTACTGCCCAGTTGCATTTTTCATTATGTTCACAACATTCGTTGTGCATTCTTGCCTCCTTTGAAAATTGGCTAACGGTAGGGGCCGTACCCCTACCAATTACTGGAGTTTGTCGAGCCAGGACTTCCAACGGCCCCAGAGTGTAGGGCGTTTCTGAATGAGACGTTCCAATTCCGCTTTCGTAATCGGGTTTGGGCCATTCACCATTTCAGAAAATTCAGCATCCAAAGCCGCGTTGTCTCGACTGGCTTTATAGAACATATCCTTTTGGGACATCTTCTTCATTGTTATCTCCTTTGGTTCTAAATGAACAAACGGATCGGAGGTCCGAAGACCTCCTCTCCTATTTGAACTCTCGGGCGATTGTTTTCCCGAAGAGAACCTCGACTATGTCGGCGCTATCAAGCTTGTAATAATCATCCCAGTCGGGTTCATAATACTCACCATCTTCGTCTTCATAGCCTTCAGGTTCCTTATCGAGGACCTCACCCAATTGTTTGTCATAATAAATCTCAGAGGGCAGGGAATCTATGAAGTCCCGTAGGGCTTGAGCCACCTGACCGACATACGTTTCCTCGATCACGTCTCCCTCTTCAAAATCATCCTCAAGGTCCGCACGGAAAGTCGCGAGACAATCCGCGTTGTACTTGGTGATGTCGTTGGAAGGGATAAGTGACCAAGAAGGTCCGAATAACAAGTCATAGCAGATAGCCCTACTACAGGCTTCAATATGCGGGGGTACTGTGAAGTGCCTACGTATACATCCCCTATCTGTGTCTGATAACATAGTGTCCTCCTGTTTAAATTGACTAATGCCTCGGAGGGGCGAACCCCTCCTTGGCTTTCAATATTTTCTCATAGGTGCAAGTTCGAGATTGACGAGGCATTGTAATTCGCGTGCCCTGTCCGCTTTATCAAATCCAGCAGGTTTACGACCAGAACGTTTATCGAAACGTACCGATACCTCCCAAGCCTTCTGGGTCTTCGCCATCTCCATTGCAAAGTCAGCCAGAGCTGCCTTCGCATCGTCGACATTCTTGATGTCGTAGCGTTTGGATGGGGACCGGCTTGTGAGGTCGAACGAAATCGTATGTCCGCCCGGAAACCTTTCATGAATTGGATATGCGTTTACTTCTACTTGTGCCATGAATACCTCCTTTGGTCAGTATGACCTAACGCTTTGGGGGCTTACGCCCCCTCTGCAATTGCCTTCTGTAAAAGCTTTGGCAAAGATCTAACGTCCACGAGCGAGAACTCAGGTGCTCTATCGCAATCAACCTTCGGAAAAAGAGCCTCGTCGGGCCACACTTTTGCCGATTTATGATCTGGATATACCAAGAGTTTATTTGTACTCTTGCTATGCACTAAGTGAGTATATTTGTCACCCTGAACATAGTATTGCATCTGCACAACATAGGGCATGATTACCTCCTTGGTCCTAAATGGACAAACGCCTCGGGGGTCCGAAGACCCCCTTGGCTTTCAATAAGATCTCATGGATGCAAGTTTAGACTCGTGGTTCATGATTTAGACTGGCGGCGCTTCCTGATCCACTCGGCTTGATGAGCGGCGCTCTCGGAAGCTTCGGGATTGCCCCGGTATGCATCCCACGCCTCCTCCCGCGTCTTGAACCCGTTCTTGATCCACCACGGGCGGTCATTCCACCGCGACCAATCAATCACGCCTATCTGTTTCTTCATGTGTACCTCCGATAGCGTTTACTTCTACTTGTGCCATGATTACCTCCTTGGTCCTAAATGGACAAACGCCTCGGGGGATCGCTCCCCCTCGGCAATACTGGTTAGTCTTTAATCTCACAGTGGCAATCAGCACCGAGCTTCGCCAATTTCTCAAGATGCCAGTCAATGGCTTCCTGCTTCTTTGCCTTCGCGGCCGCTTCTTTGGCCTCGCGCTTTGCTTTACGCTCGGCTTCCTTCTTCGCCTTCTCGGCGGCGCGGGCTTCGGCAAGTTCAGCCTTGAGTTGTTCGGCTCTGCTCATAGTGGTAACTCCGTTCGTGTGATCGTTAGACATGTCCAATACCTCCTTGTGGTTAAATGGACTAACGCCACGGGGGCTTCCGCCCCCTCGGCTTTAAACTTGACTTTCCCTGATGGCTTCGCGCTCGATCCTAAATGTCGCTTCGTCGAAGCATCGCCACCACGAAGTGTTCCCCCAATGGTCGGGGTCTTCATTGTAGACGGCGATCATAACCTTGCGGAACTTGGTCCGCGTGTGTTCGGGCAAACGCGACATCTCCGAATTAAGCCACCTATCCAGGTGGTCAAGCGTTCTCTGATCCATTAAATACTCCTATCAAAATGGACAAACGCCTCGGAGGGGCGAACCCCTCCTTGGCTTTAAATACCAGTTTCATGCGCCGTCATCAAATTCAAGGAACTCCTCCTCTTCGGCGCTTCGATACTCCTCTTCCGTGATTTCATTCACGCCGTACTCATCCTCGACGAAACAGATCGGATCGTCACAAACCATGACGCGGCCGTAGAAGCCGAAATGAAGAGGTGAACCAAACGATTCACCTTCACCGGCCCGGACTCGCTCATAAGCAATTGCGACGGCAACTCTTTCGCCGGCAAACTTTCCAACGGGCGTTGAAGCGAGGGGGAATTTGGATTCAATGACGAGCATGTTAAGGTCTGGTGCCATGTTTACCTCCTTGTAAAATTGGCTAACAGAGGGGGTTGTATCCCCCTCCAATGATCAGCGGCAGTTAGAGTCTGGACCGAAACGGTCACACCACACGCGCAATTCTGTCAGACGAGCCGAAGCTCTTCCCCATTCCTTTGAGCGTGTTTTATTGATGTCTCTCATCTGTTCAGACTTAGCCGCCACGACCTCAGTCAGAGCAGCGATAACGGCGTCAAAGCCATACTCATTGATCAAATATTTGAGTTCGCTTTTGTCCGAATAACGCATCTTAATACTCCTCCTTATGTGCCTAAATTGGCTAAACAATAAAATAAAACCTCGGGGAATCTCTCCCCCGAGGCAACGATTTCAGCGATCAGATAGCCACACGATCCAGAGGACAATGGCGATGGTCAATACGATGAACTCACCTAACAGAAGCGGGATGAGCCACTGACCAAAGATGGTCGGCTCAAGGACATCTGAATAGTCGAGGGGTTCGTCATATTCTTCGCTAAGAGCGCGAATGAAATCGTCGTCAAGTTCTGTGATTAGTTGGTCTATCTGATCAATAGTAATCAGTTCTTTTGGTGGTCCCGTTTCCTTTGGGAGGGAATCAGAACGTTTGCCATTTTTCACAACACCTCCTTGTTAAAATTGGCTAATTACTCTCCTCTGATGAGACGGGTCCTTTCGGACCCGCCCCCTGGGTGAACTCTATGAAAGTTGAACCGTCACCGGCTCGCTATCTGGGGTTTGTTGTGGAAGGACCGCGTCGAAGACGGTCGTCTTCACTTCTGGTTCGGGGAAGGTTAGGCATCCTAGAATGATGCGATGCTGTGGTTCCAGATCGCCGTGCGTTTCAGCAAAGCGCTCCAGAGCTTCATCGCGGGCCGTAACCTTGGCCTCTTCCAGATCAGTATGTTCGGAAACGACACAGCTTCCGGATTCCGACGCTCCGCCTGAATAAACGGTCGCGATCACAACAGTTACATTGTCCATAGATAGTTCCTCCTTGTAGAGGGGGATGATTCCCGCCTCA